GCGCCGAACTTCGACGCCATCGGGACTCCCGCGGTGGACAAATACGCCGCAGCAGTGCGCAACGTCTCATCCGCCATGGAGCGCCTGCGCGCATTGCAGGCCGCTCTGACTGAAGCCAAGACCAAAGCGGCCTTCGAAGAAATCGCCAAGGCCGCCTTCCCGCGAGCGCAGGTTGAGCAGTACAAGGATCAACTGATCGAGGCCCAGCTCTCGCTGAAGGCGTTCGCGAGCTCGAAATCGGACGCCTACGACCCAGATCGCGCTGCAATTGAAGTCCGCTATCAGAAAGAGCTTCTGATCATGGACCGCGAGCGCAAGGAGATCCAGGAAGCCGCCGCCAAAGCCGAGGGCGTCAAGAAAGCAGAGCTCGTCGAACTAGAGAAGAAGATCACGGAACAGATTGAAAAGCGCAAGAAAGACCTCACCGAGATCAAAAATCTCGAAGGGCAGATCCTCGCCATCACGCGAGCTCAAACAGTAATTGAAAGTCTGCGCAAGTCATTCAAAGACAATACGAAAGACATTCGCAACCAACAGAACGACCTAATGGTCGGTACGCGTATGCAGCTTGAGGGCTTTAGCCCTGAACAGATTGACACTCAAATGAAGGTCATCGCCGCGGCGCGGGAATACGATGCCAAGAACACTGAGATACAAAAAGACATTGCAGTAGCCGAGGACGCTATTGCAACAAAACGGGCAGCCGGTACTGCAGTAACCGCTCAGGAGATCCAGACCCTCAACAACCTCAAAAAGAGCCTGGAGGACGCCCGTGTCGAGTACAACTCCAACATCCTGGCGATTCAAGGCTTCGCTGCCGCTCAACAGGCAGCAAAAACCGCGCTCGCGTGGCAGGTCGACAACCGCTGGGAGTCGGCCTGGGGTGGGATGAAACAGGGCCTGGAGGAGTACGCCGCCAGCCTCGGCACCCTCAAGAGCCAGATGCAGGACTTCACCAAGAACACCCTCGGCGCGATGTCCAACGCGTTCGTCGAGCTGCTGACGACAGGTACGACGAACTTCCGCCAGCTCGCCGCCAACATCCTCACCGACCTGACTCGCATCATCTTCCAAACGATGGTGCTGAAGCCGTTGCTCAAAGCCCTTGCGTCACCCCTTGGCGGTGGCTCAATGTTCGGCTTCGCCTCCGGCGGCATCATGACCTCTAATGGTCCGCTGCCCCTGCGCTCCTACGCCGGAGGCGGAATCGCCAACAGCCCCCAGGTGGCGCTCTTCGGCGAGGGCTCCAAACCCGAAGCCTTCGTACCGTTGCCAGACGGCAAGAGCATCCCGGTCAGCTTCGATCGCTCCGGCGCCACGAGCTCGGGCAATGTCAGCGTCAACGTCAACGTCGATGCCAAAGGCACCCAGGCCCAAGGGGACTCGAAGAAGAGCGAGCAAATCGGCAAGGTCATCGCCAGCGCTGTACAGGAGGAGATTCTCCGCATGAAACGGCCGGGTGGCCTACTGGCTAGCTGAAGATGAGCGATTTTCATCTGCCACCATTCGCCCCCATTTATCCGATCCGCAAGGTGGTGCGCCCCCGAGTGCGGGGGAGTCGCCGCCCAGCGTGGGGAATTGAACAGCGCGCCACGGTTGGCCTGAACCAAACGTCACCTGAGTGGGACGTCCAGTGGCTGCTGCCGTTCACCGATGCCAACACGCTCGACACCTTTTTGGCGACTCGGGCCGCGCAGAACGAGTGGTTCCTCTGGACACCGCCCAATGGGGTACAGGGGTACTACCGATGCGATGACTGGACGAAGACCGTCAGTAATCACAAAGTCTTCGAGCTCCGAGCTCGGCTGAGGCAAGTCTTCGGCTTCGACCTGCCGAGCATGGCGCCGGGTGTCGGGTCCGTGCAAGTTGCATTTAAGGAATTCAGAATTCGTCGTGACTATGTGATGGCAGTCGATTTAGGGACGATTGCTGTAAGTGGTGTTGATAGCTACTTCCAGATCGACATTCCTATACCCGTAGACACAGGTTCGTATAGCATCACAGGCGCTGATGCCACTTTCTACAGAGGCTTGTTGCTACTGAGTGAACTCGGCACAATTAGCACAACAGGAGCATCAGCTACGCTGATCTATTTCAGCTTAAGTAGCAATTACTTCGGCAGCATGAGCGATCAGCTCTATGGGTGGGACCGTGACTTCCAAGTAGATTGGTGGGGTGATTAAACGGCCATGACAGCCCCTAACCTAAAGGCCCCTGCGACAATCACGGGGAAGACAGCAACGTACTCGTGCACGAGTACGTTGGCGGCCGCGCTTAGCAATGGGGCTAGTAGCAATAAAGTACTGAAAGTCAATACGATTCGCGCGGCCAATATTGACACAACATCTGCTTTTTCTGTTGATATTACGGTTTACCGCAGCGCTGCTAATACTTACATCGCAAACGCTATTTCAGTTCCAGTTAATTCAACCTTAGTTGTACTATCAAAAGAAGAATATATCTACTTAGAAGAAGGCGACGCGATCTATGCCAAGGGCAGTACCAGCGGCAAGATTGATCTGACCATCAGCTACGAGGAGATTTCCTGATGAAGCGCCTTGAGGGCGGCTACCTGGGCGGTCGGCCTACTTGGAGCCTGGCAAGCAATCCTGGCGTCTGGGCGATGGAGCAAGTGTTTGCTCGTCGTGCGGCCGGCCTGTGGCCAGTTGGTGCCGGTTCTTTTGACGAGTTCTACGAATATGTGACGTTGCTGCTGCATATGGATGGTAGCAATGGAGCAACAGCATTCGCAGATAGTTCGCTCCGCAATCTTGCTGTAACTGCCGTCAGTTCTTCGATTACAACAAGTCAATCAAAATTTGGTGGTGCCTCGGGTAATTTTGTCCGCGCCAGCGGTGGTCGGCTAAATGTTGCAACCACTAAAAATGAATTTGTGTTTGGAGCTGGTGATTTTACAATCGAAGCCTGGGTATACCTCAACAGCCTGCCAACGAGTGGCTATCCAGGATCTTTCTGGATATGCGGATGGGGGCCAGCAAATGCCAACCCAGGGTTTGATTTTTACTTAACAAGCACAAATATCGTTGTTAATATAACTGACTTTAGCTCTGCAACGGCGACTGGCGTGCATGGCATGTCAACTGGACAGTGGTATCACATTGCGGCTAGCAGAAGCGGAAGTGCTGTAAAAGTTTTTGTAAACGGCCAAGAAAAGGGATCTGGCAGTTCAACAGTTGATGCTGTCGCGCCATCATACGGCAATGCTATTGCTATTTCGGCCGCCGAACCGACTGGTGCTTCTACTGGTGGTAACTTTGATGGCTTTATTGACGAGCTGCGAATTACGAAGGGTTACTGTCGCTACACATCGACTTTCTCCGTCCCAACCGCAGCGTTTGAAAATGATGGAGCTTCCATTGCTGATCCCTTCTATAACTATGTGAGCTTGCTACTGCCCTTGAATGGCAGCAACAACAGCACGACGTTCACAGATCGATCGCCTGGCGCGAGAACGGTGACGTCAAGTGGCGACGCCAAGCTCAGTACGGCGGACAAACGCTACGGAGTATCCAGTGCCTATTTCGATGGTACGGGCGATTTTCTCACCATCGCAGACACAAATAGCGGATTCACTTTCGGCACTGGTGACTTCACCTACGAATGGTGGTTCAAGTCGAACGCCACGAATAACTATGCAGCGATGCTTACACGTCCGTATAGCGGCGCTGGCGGCATCCTGATCTCGCTCAACGGAGCAACTGGTGACGGCGCTCCTGAGGTTTATTGGCGTGAGTGGAGCAATAGTCTTTTCTTCAAAAGTAGTGTTACCGGTCTCAATGATAACAAGTGGCATCACTTCGCATTTGTGCGCAGTGGCACCACTGTCTACATGTTTATTGACGGTGTGCAGGCTGCTTCAAAGGCAAGCGTGTCTACGTCAGTGGGCAGCTCTTCCGTAATCATCGGCCAAGACATCGAGTACGCAGGACGCACCTACACCGGTTATATCGACGATGTTCGCATCACAAAAGGCGTAGCCCGCTACATTGCTAACTTCATCCCGCCGCTGCCCCACGCCGACTACGGCACTCTGGCCGACCCCTACCTGGGCGCCAGCACCCTCTGGATGCCGATGGAGGGGCCGAACAACAGCACCGGCTTCTTCGATCGCGCTGACCGCCTACCTGTCACCACCTACGGCAACGCCAAGATCAGCAACGCGCAGTACAAGTGGGGGCTGACGAGTGCAGCGTTTGACGGGAGCGGGGATGGCCTGACAATCCCTACGGCGGATGGCTTTGATTTTGGAACCGGTGACTTCACTGTTGAGCTTTGGATTAATGCAACAGCATGGAGCGGCGTCGATAGGGGCATTGTGACAAAGGGATGGACGTCAGGCGCGTATGGAGCTTGGCTTATTTACTACGACGGCCCCAATAACCGTATTGCTTTTTACTCAAGTTCAAACAACACGTCCTGGGATATAGCCAGCCAAGTCGTAATGCTGCCTGCGCCACAGGCAAACAGATGGTACCACTTGGCAGTTACTCGTTCCGGAACCACATTCCGAACATTTGTTGACGGGGCTCAGACCAACACTTTCACAAGCTCTGCATCACTTGTAGTCAATGCTGCGCATAACATCGGTATTGGCGCAGATCGCACCGGAGTTACAGCAGGGTTTGCCGGCTACATCGACGATCTCCGCATCATCAAGGGCCACGCCCGCTATACCACCAACTTCACCCCTCCCACTGCTCCGATCAACGCCGACACCAGCAGCGACCCCTACCTGAGTAACGTCTCGCTGCTGCTGAAGATGGATGGAGCTAACAACTCTACCACTTTCACGGATAGTTCGCTGACGCCGAAGGCAGTGTTCGCCAATGGCGATGCGAAGATCAGCACGGCGGAGTCGAAGTTTGGCGGCGCAAGTGGCGCGTTCGATGGGTCAGGCGACTATCTGACTTGCACGATTGCCGCCTTTGGTGCCAATGACTTTACGATTGAAACGTGGGTGCGAATGAGAAGTTACGCAACTTACCGAATGCTCTATGAGTCCCGCACCAGTGATGGCGACGGCTCTGGTTTTGTTTGGGGGGTCAACTCCATTGGGCAATTATTCATATATTTGGCCGGATTTAATTTGGTCAGCACTGATATTTTGCCGTTAAACACATGGGTTCACGTAGCACTGACGCGAGCGGGCAGCGCTTGGCGCGTATTTGTAAATGGCACGGTTCAAAGCGCTAGCTATAGCAACGCCGGAAATTTAACACGAACCGCTGTTCGTATTGGCATGGACTGGTCATCGACCGGCTATGGCATGGATGGGTATTTAGACGACTATCGGATTACGAACGGAGTCGCCCGCTACACCACTAACTTCCTGCCGCCCACCATTGCCCATCCCGTCTGGTCCGAGACCGACGCCAGCTTCAGCTCGGTCTCGCTACTGCTGAACGGCAACGGCGCCAACGCGAGCACGGTCATCGCAGACCGCAGCAGCAACGGCCTGACGCTGGCGCCCAATGGTAACGCTCAGATCAGCACGACGCAGAGCAGGTTCGGCGGGTCGAGTTTGTATTTCGATGGGACGGGGGATTGGCTTTATAGTTCTCCAAATACGCCCCTAGACCTGCCTGGTGACTTTACATTTGAATGTTGGGTTCGTTGGAATACAGTAACAAATGGAGGGATTTTCCATCTATATCCTGGCACGCCTCCAAGCTCAACCGCTGGCATTGCCCTTGGCTACGATGGCAGCAATTTTGCAATTTATTCAGGCAACACGCCTTATTTGAGGGCGTACACTGTAACCGGTGGTGTTTGGTATCATATAGCGCTAGTAAGAGCATCCAGTTCTTTAACATTGTATGTTAATGGAGTCGCGCAGGGCGCATCAATTAGTGATTCCGTAAATTATGCAAGCAACGGGCTCAACATTGGGCTTTACTACAGCACCAGTTTTACGTTCAATGGCTACATCGACGACCTCCGTATCACAAAAGGCGTAGCCCGCTACACCGCCGCCTTCACGCCTCCCGTCGCCCCACACCCGATCCCCGTCATCGACCCCAACTTCGGCGCTGTCTCGCTACTGCTCCACATGAATGGAGCAAACGCAAGCACGTACTTCCCTGATCACAGTTACAACGCCCTGGCGGTCACAGCCAACGGCAACGCGCAGATCTCGACGGCGCAGAGCAAGTTTGGCGGCGCGAGTGCGTTGTTTGATGGGACTGGCGACTATCTATCATGCAGCTCTACCAGTTTGTTATTTGGCATTGACAATTTCACCATAGAGCTTTGGTTTAATGTATCAGTTGCCTTTTCAGGGACCTCCCAAACTTTCGCTGGCGTTTGGAGTGCGTCGAATTACGCGTGGTTGTTGCAAGCAACGTCTACTTCAGTTGTTTGTGCGTTTGGCAACGGTTCGGCTTATGCAACCCAAATAACAGGAAACTGGACTGCGCCCTCTACTGCGACGTGGAATCATCTAGCCGTGACCAGAAGTGGCACAAACGCATATATATTCTTAAATGGTACACAGCTAGCTACAACTACAGTCTCGACAAATATCTCTGGCACTGGTGCGATGTCTATAGGCCGGAATGCTGATGGTGATCAGCAATATATGACTGGCTACATCGACTCCCTCCGCATCACCAAGGGCATCGCCCGCTACACCGCTGCCTTCACCCCGCCAACGGCCCAGTTCCCGAACTCGTGATGGAAGAGGCGTCCCAGACAACCTGCTGCGACTCTGAACCGTCTGCAAGCACGGGGCTGGTTGTACTCGGCCAAGTAGCCCGAGAACGACTCACAATCTGTAGGTCCTGCGCCCGCCTACGCCCCTACATCAACCAGTGTGGCGCCTGCGGCTGTTTTGTCTACGTCAAAGTGCGTTTTCAGCAGTCAAGCTGTCCGTTGAGCAAGTGGTAAGCCATGGCGACATTTCCCGCGATTAACCCGACCTATCCAGCGAGTAAGCGCTCTGATCAGGAACGCATCACAACTGCCCTCGGTGATGGATACGAGTCCTCGTTGGTATTCGGTCTTAATACCCCGAGGTCGGAGTGGGACCTAACTTGGCTACTGGAGCTAGAAGCAGTACAAGAAGTAGAAACCTTTCTTCAGGCCCGCGCCGATGCAGGCGAATGGTTTGAATGGCAGCCACCTGATTCGGTGACTGCGCTTCGTTTTCGCTGTGATGAGTGGACGATAGAGCAAGACAACCCTATTACCTATCGTTTAAGTGCAAGTTTTCGTCGCGTATTTGAACTATACATTCCAACTCTTAGCCCTGCTCTTGCATCATGCCAATCAGACATATTATGCGAAGGTGATTACGGAGACATTGGAACCGATTTCTGGGTGTCAGTAATGACAGCCCCATTCGCTAACGCCCCTTGGCTGTACAATCCCAATTTCGTAGGTGCCGTTACATCATCGAGCCTGGTCACAGACGCGATGGGCAATTCTTATAGCCTAATGTCAACAACCACTGAGAAGTTTGCAATAACAAAGCGAAGGCTTAACGGGGAAGTTATATGGACAAAGGAGCATGCTTTTAATGATATCTTTCAAACTACGCAACCACTTGGTGATTACATTGATGAAACATTGATTTGTGACATAGGAAACAACAAAGAAAGCATTGTTTGTTTTCTTCCTTCGTACTTTGGCTACGGGCACGATAAGTTCGCTGTGTACGACACAAACGGAGAATTTAAGCTGGGCATGGGCATACCTGGTAATACCGTTACGCAGGGCCATACAATCGGCATGGAATATATTCGACTTCAGAAATACATCATGATGGTTCGACATGAGCTTGGGTATTTAACTTACGATATCGTCAACGCAAACACAGGAACTTTAGTAACATCGTGGAACATCAGCTATGGTGGACTGTATTACCTTAGCGTTTGGACGGCCAATTCTTCGGCTTTTATTCAATTCGACGATGGTACATCGTTACTATTCGACAAAAGAGCCGCATATCTTCTAGTCATTCGCTTAGACGAAGATTTTGTACCAATATCCAATAGTTTTGATAGGTACAACGCAAACGGGTCGGGCGTTGCCGTCGTTCGATACGGGACTGGGTGCCTTGTCGCCACACCTGAATGGCTTTTCTATTTTGATAAATCTGGAAACTTCATTAGTCAAACCGCAATAGCGCAACCAATTGTCAAGGAAATTGCCATTCTAGATGACGGAATTTATCTTTACTCCAACGGATCCTACCCGCAGCCAAACGCTTCGATGAAGTCTTCCAAATATAGCTTTGATCTCTCTACGCTTATCACTGAGAATATAATCGCCGGAAGCAATACAAATTTTGTGTCCAACGATTCATATGGCTGGCATTCTGATCGCGGCTATCATCTTCCCACTAACAGGGTTGTCGCCTCAAGAAACGCATTCTCTAATAATGCCTATATCAACACAGGCACTTACCCAGTCTTTCAGGCTTTTGGCGGGAGAGCTTCAAAAGTTGGTGGCTACACAACGCTAGCGACAAATATCTACACGGCATCAGCTCAGGGATTTTCGCGGAATACACCGTTAACAACGTATTATTCGCCAGTAGGAAAAGTGACTATGAATGGTGCATCCACCTTAAGGCCAGTAGTGCCTTTTTATTTTTCAAGAACAAGTGTAGATGCGTCCAGTACTTATCAATACAACTTATACACAACTGACCTAGTGTGATCTCATGACCATCACCGCCCAGGTTCGCACCGAGCTCGCCAGTCTTCACCCGAGTGCGCTGATCGAACTCTTCGAAGTCAAAACCTCCCCACGTCTCCACGGCGCCTGCGAGGTCTACCGCTTCCACTCCGGCGTCAACGCCAAGGCCGTTTCAGGCCACGTCGTCTGGGGTGGCGCAACTTACTACGCCTGGCCAGTCGAAGCTGACGGCTTTGAGTACTCCGGCCAGGGCTCGCTCCCTCGCCCCAAAATCCGCATTGCCAACGTCGACGGAACCATCACCGCCGTCCTGCTGGAGATCAACCAGATCACAGCCAATTCCGACCTCGTCGGTGCCGAGGTCAAACGAATCCGCACCCTTGCGCGCTTCCTCGACGCCGTGAATTTCGAGGGAAACACCAATCCGTTCGGGACCCCGGACTCCACGGCGTCCCTCCCAGACGAGATCTACTACATCGACCGCAAGGCCACCGAGACACGCGACCTCGTGGAATTCGAGCTCGTCGCTGCGTTCGATCTCGCCGGTGTCCGGGCCCCCAAGCGCCAAACTATTGGCAACATCTGCCAGTGGCAGTACCGCAGCACCGAGTGTGGCTACGTCGGCACCGCTTTCTACGACGAGAGCGACAACACGACCCCCTCGGAAAGCCTCGACGTCTGCGGCAAACGAGTGACCAGCTGCGAGAAACGCTTCGGGGTGAATCAATCACTCCCCTTCGGAGGCTTCCCCGGCATCGGTCAGTACACCGTCTGATGAACGACGACACCCGCGCTGCCGCCCTCGCTCACGCCCGCGCTGAACATCCCCGAGAAGCTTGCGGCCTCGTAGCCATCGTCAAAGGCCGTGAGCGCTACTTCCCCTGCCGCAACCGGGCTGCCAACGCCTCGGAGATGTTCATCCTGGATCCTGATGACTACGCCGCCACCGAGGACGCCGGCCAAATCATCGAGGTCTTCCACAGCCACCCGTACACCGCCGCCAGCGCCAGCGAAGCTGATCGCGTCGGTTGCGAAAAGTCCGGCCTTCCGTGGTCCATCTGCAACCCGGACCTAAGCACCTGGGACCACATCGAACCGTGTGGCTTCCGCGCTCCGCTCGTCGGCCGCGAATGGGTCTGGAGCCTGACCGACTGCTGGGCCCTGGTGCGTGACTGGTACGCCGAGAACGGCGTTCACATCCGTGACTGGGACCGTCCCATCGACCCCCTGGAATTCGAGCGAAAACCCTTTTTCGACGACTGTTGGCAAGAAGCCGGATTCACCCGTGTCCCCGAGGACGACGAACTAAAACGTGGCGACGCCATCTTGCTCTCACTAAACAGTACGGGGCTCGACCATATTGGTGTCTATGTAGGCGATCAACTCTTACTACATCATCTACGTGGTCGTCTTAGTAGCTGTGATCTATACGGTGGCTGGCTCCAGAAATGTACCGGAAAAATCATCCGCCATTACGATTGGACAAAGCTCCAGCGCGGCTGAACTATGCGCCTCATACGTGTCTACGGACGGTTGGCCAAAGAGCTCGGGCAGCACACCTTCCGCGCTGACGTGTCATCTGTAGCCGAGGCCGTCCGCTTCCTGATCGCCAATTTCCCCCACCTCGAAGTGCACATGGTCGAGCAGCACTACCGCGTGCGCGCCGGCCGCCACATCCTCACCGAGGACGAAATCCACTACCCCGTGGGCGCCGAGGAAGTTATCACCATCACCCCAGTGCTCTCCGGCGCCGGAGCCATCGGTCGCATCATCGTCGGGGCCCTCCTGGTCGCCGCTTCCTTTTTCATCCCCGGCACCGCGCTCCTGGCTGGGATTGCACTCAAGAGCATTGCCTTCGGCATCGGCGCCAGCCTCGTTCTCGGGGGTGTTGCCCAGCTGCTGGCACCTACACCACAGACATCTCAGGAACAGAAAGACCCGAAGCAGAAGTCCTACAGCTTCTCCGGCATCCAAAACGTCAGCCGTGCTGGCCTCCCCATCCCCATCGTCTACGGCGAAACCGTCGTCGGCAGCATCGTGGTTAGTGCCGGCGTCTCCACCGAGCGCGTCAAGTCATGACAATCATCGGTGCCGGCGGCGGGGGTAAAGGCGGTGGTGGCTCCTACAGCCCATCCACTGATGAGGACAACCTTGATTCGCGGGCCTACGCCCGTGTCATCGACCTGATCAGCGAGGGCGAGATCGAGGGCTTCCCATCCGCACGCGCCTACACCCGTGGCAGCGCCGACTACGACAAGGCGATGCTGAAGGACATCTACCTCGACAAGACGCCTATCCTCCAAGCCGCGGCTAAGATCAGCGACCTGAATAAGACCGACTACAACTTTCAACGCGTAGACGATAACGATCTTAAAGTTCGCTGGGGCACACAAAACCAGGAATACATACCAGGATTCACTGCTGTTGAGCGCGAAGTCGGCGTCGATGTCGAGGTCAAAGAGAAAGCACCCGTCACCCGCCAGATCAATGACACAAACGTGGACCGAGTTCGGGTCACTTTGACTTGGCAAGCTCTGCAGAGGCTAGAGGATAACGGCGACATTGAAGGGCTCAAGGTCAAATACAAAATCCTTATTGCGTATTCCGGTGGTAGTTTCCAACAAGTAGGTGACACACACGCGGTAAGCGGACGTTCAGCAGACCCATTCCAAAAAAGCCACAATGTACCTATAGACGGAGCGTTCCCGGCCCAAATCCGTGTCGAACGTCTCACGGACGACACAAGCAACGTCAAGGTTCAAGACGACTTCAAATGGACCAGCTACACCGAAATTGTTGATGCCAAACTGACCTATCCGAACAGCGCGATGGTCGCTTGGGAGATCAACGCCAAAGAGTTCTCCTCGATTCCTTCGCGGTCTTATCGCATCCGCGGAATCAAGGTCAAAATCCCCTCGAACGCCTCCGTTAACCCCGAGAACGGAGCTTTGATCTACTCCGGCACATGGGACGGAACTTTCAGTGCCGCCCAGTGGTGCGCCGATCCCGCCTGGTGCCTATGGGATCTGCTGACAAACTGCCGCTACGGATTTGGTCAACACATTCATTCAATCAATCTGGACAAGTGGTCGTTTTACGCCGCAAGTCTGTACTGCAACACCCTGGTACCGTCCGGTCTGTACAACAGCAACAACGCGCCTATCCTCGAGCCTCGCTTCCTGTGCAACATCTCAATCCAGAATCAAGACGAGGCGTACAAGCTCATCAACGATATGTGCTCGGTGTTCCGAGCCATGCCCTACTGGAGCGCCGGCTCCCTGACCATTTCTCAGGACAGTCCCTCTGCCCCTCTCTACGTTTTCAACCAGACCAACGTCGGCGAGGAAGGCTTTCAGTACAGCGGAAGCAGCCTCAAGACGCGGCACTCCGTCGTCGTGGTCGGTTACCTGGATACCAATCTCCAGGAGACAGCCTTTGAATCTGTCGAGGACCCAGCTGCCATCGCGCAGTACGGAGTGGTAACAGCCGAGGTCACCGCTTTCGCATGCACCAGCCGAAGCCAAGCCCGCCGCGTCGGTGAGTGGCTCCTCTACACCGAGCAACACGAGACCGAGGTCGTCAGCTTTACCACCAGCATCGACGCCGGCATCTCGGTCCGACCCGGCACGATCATCGCCGTCTCCGATCCCCTGCGCTCGGGCGCCCGCCGCGGTGGCCGAATCAAAAAAGGTGGCTCCACCTTCATCTTGATTGACGCGCCGGAGGCCACCGACCTCCCCTTGACCGGCAACCCCACGGTCCACGTCACCCTGGAGAACGGAGGTGTCGATGTCCGATCCGTTTCTGCCGTCAGCGGCAACCGCATCACAGTGAGCACGGCATTCACTGCCACTCCCCTCACCGGGGGCGTCTTCATCTACAACAACGACAGCATGCGCAGATCCCTCTGGCGCGTGCTGAACATCCAAGAACAGAACGGCACCGAGTACGTCGTCACAGCAGTCGCCCACCACCCCAGCAAGTACGATTACATCGAACGGGACGTCCCACTAAATACTAAGACGTATCTACCTCTCACAGTTAGCAAGCCCAGTGACCCCAAAAACGTCACCGCGTCAACAGCGACTGTTTCGACTAACGGTCAAGTCACCAACAAACTTTATCTCAGTTGGCAAGATGATCCCACCGCTCTCCAGTACGAAGTTCGTTACCGCCTCGTAAGCTAATGAGCTACAACTGGCAGACAGTCACAACCAAGTCCCCGACACTCGACCTCGCTGGCATCGCACCTGGCCTGTACGAGATCGAAGTCGTCGCGATCAACGGTCTCGGTGTGCGCTCCGACGTCACCTCCGTCCAGCAGTACGTCAGCCCCCAAGCCAACGTCCCCCTCACCATCAGCGGTGCCTCCATCACCCCGCTCGATGAAACCACTGGCCTACTGACCTGGGACCGCACCGATGACGTCAACGTCACGGTGGGCGGCCAAGTCATCATCAATCACTCCCCCAACCTCGAAGCCTCGGACTGGAACTACAGCACCGAGATAATCCCCCGCGTCTCCGGAGCCCAGAACACTGCAGTCGTCCCCCTGTTGCAGGGCACTTACCTCCTCAAGTACAGCAGCAGTACTGGTGTTCGCTCCAGCGCCGCGGCGATCACCACAATCAAGCCGCCTAGACCCCAACGCCGCCTGACCGTTCAGGACGTTCAAGAAGACACCGCAGGGTTCCTGGGCGATCTCACGGGGCTTAACTACGACGCAGGGCGAGGCGGGCTGGTCCTCAAATACGACTTTGACTCTCTCGCCCTTGACGGAAACTTTGACGGGCTCGCCGAGCTCGACTCCCTCGGCGGGGTCAAAACATCAGGAAGCTACGCCTTTGACGCTCTAATCGACCTCGGTGCTGTCTACGACCTGAACCTGACCCGCCGGCTTGCGGTCGAGCCGTTCAACATCATCACGGCGATGGACGAGAACATCGCCTACATCGATACATGGGGCGACTTTGACGGTGTCGACATTACCGACGCCAACGCCGGGCTCTACGTCCGCACCACCGAGAGCGGCACCATACCCGTACTCGTCGACAGCAACACCGCCCCCATCGATGAGTGGCCTGATTTTGATTACGGCTCAAGCTGGAGCGCCTGGCGCGTCTGCACCAACAACCTCCTCCGAGGACGGGTGTTCGAGTTCAAAGTCGCCCTAACAAGCGCCCAAATCAACCAGAACCTTGTCGTGACCGAGCTCGGTGTCACAGCTGAGCTTCAGCAACGAGTCGCGCACTCCACTGTGCTGACCAGTAGTTCCACCACTTACACAGCGACATTTGAAAATGCGTTTTACCAAGCACCCGCCGTTAATATTACTCCTATCGATCTTAATAGTGGTGATCACTTCACCCTTGCCTCGATCAGCGCAAGTGGCTTCCAGCTAACCTTCTATGACAGCGGTGACAATCCTGTGAACCGCGACTTCACCTACACCGCAGTCGGCTACGGAAGGAGGTACTGACCATGGCGCAACACGATTACATCATCGATAACGCCAGCGGCGCCGCCGTACGCGCCGACCTCAACAACGCCCTCGCCGCTGCTGTATCGCTGAACAGCGGAGCCACCGCCCCGACCACGACGTATGCGTACCAGCCTTGGGCTGACGTCACGACGGGTCTGCTGAAGCTGCGTAACGCCGCCAATACCGGATGGATCACTATCGGGACTCTGGCAACCACCAACCTGGGCCTGCTGGTCGCCCCTACAGCTTCTGGCACTGCTGATCAAGTCGTAGCAACAGATGGTTCCGGCACTCAGAGCTGGGTCGACCGCGCGCGCATCATCCGTGCAACCGCACAGGCCAGCACAAGTGGCGCATCAATCGATTTCACCACCATTCCAAGCTGGACAAAGCGAATTACTGTCATGTTCGCTGGTGTCAGTACAAGTGGCACGTCTAATCTGCAGATTCAACTGGGCACATCTAGCGGTGTAACAACAACTGGCTATACCTCAGGAGCTTTCACGTCGACAGCATCTACAGCCAACTCAACAACAGGTCTGCTGGTAACCGCAGCGCGAGCCGCTACTACCATTTCCCACGGAGAAGCATCCATTACCCTCATCAACGCGAATCAGTGGGTGATGTCATCAGCAACCGGTAGTAGCGACACTGCCCAGGCTTCCTGCGCTGGGGGCAGTGTCACCCTGGCAGCTGTTCTTGACCGCGTGCGCATTACAACTGTTAACGGTACCGATACCTTCGATGCTGGTGCAGTCAACATCGTGTACTCCGGTTAATCATTCTCTGTAGCTTGGATCAGTCGCCGCTAAGCGTTGGCCACCAAGAGCAAGACCGGAATCTCTAGCCTCCGCCGCGAATTCCAGTCCGGCCCCCCGAAAACAACAGCGCAAGGGCAAGGTCAACATTCGCGCCCAGCCCGCCGAGGACGCAAAAAGACCCGCGGCCAAGGTCGCTGAGCTGCAACCCTCTAATCGAAACACCGATACCCTGAGGTTGTCGCCTTCGCCTTAGTCGTGGTTGAGGTCATTGCTGCAGCCCTCGGGGCCTCAATCACTGTGGGCGCTATGGGATTGGGTGCCATGGGAAGCCGCTCACGTGAGGGTCGCGATGCTGTCATCCGGCTGACAGCCGCCGTCGAGAACGTCGCCACTCGCCTCGAAACACTCCACGTCGACATCAAAGCCGATCGACGCGAAACACTCAGCCGTCTTGGCAGCATCGAACAACGAGTATCAAAGCTAGAAGTCATTCCGCCGGCTACCAGATGTGGGGTAAACAATGAATAATCCTGCTGCCTTATCCCTTGTCTTCAAGCTGCTCGTCGGCTGTTATTCATACATGCTAGTAATGGCCTCCGCCAACGTCCTCAGCTGCGAACTGCGTCGCCCAGGTCAATGCGGAAACCAATGGACGCAAGCCTTCACTGTCGCCGGCGGCGCTGCCTCGACAATGTGGGCGTACATCACAGAGTCGCCCAGCCAAACCTCCTCCACCCGAGGACGGTCTCGCAGCACCCCACCGCCATCAGACTCATGAAAAAGCTCTTCCTGCGTGTCAGCAAGCTGCTGTTGCGCGCCGCGCTCGATGAGAGCCTCCGTCGTGTCCTGCCGTATATCTACAAGCGACTCGACGCGGAGCTTCCCGAGCTGCTCGTTCGCAACGCACCCCCTGCCAAGGTGGAAGGAGTCATCGCGAGCGCGGTGAACGACGCCCTCGGCAAACGCGCCACTGACGCGCAAATCCAAACGGTCATCACCTTGTATGACCCGGTCAAAGCGGCATTGCGCAATCTTGTTCGCTAAGAGCCGAGCTCGATAAACTGCCCCAGGAGGAGCTCGTCATGATTCAGCCTGGGGTCTACAACATCAAATTGCAGCGCCGCGCTGATTACAGCGTCATTTTGGAGTTCAAAGATAGCAATAATAACCCGATAAATCTTACAGGCAGTACCGTCGCCGCCCAGATCTGGGATATTAGCCGCACGACCAAGCACGCCGATTTCACCGTCGAGTACATCAGCCGCCCTCTTGGCAAAGTCCGCTTGAAGTTGATGTACACAACGACATCGAGCCTTCCGAACGAAGCGGCGTACGATGTCCTGGTCATCAATGCTTCTGGCGACCGCGATTACTACCTCGAAGGCTCCGTGACCGTGGCTGAGGGCTATACCGCAGTCCCATGAACCAAGTCGTAGTTACGGTAGACAAAGTCGATATAACTGTCACTGACGAAGCCAACTCATCTGTTGTTGTCACCTCTGCCGGCGTTACAGGTACTGTTGCGCTTGTCACCGAAGGGCAGCAAGGCCCTCCAGGCAATTTCAACATCAACGATACGAACAAAACAGATAAAAGCCTTATTTATTACGATGGAGCCGCTGGCATTTACAAAGTAGATAGCACTATAACCAAAGAGACTATTACCGACGGTGGGAACTTTTGAAATCGTAGACCAGCGATAAGCTGGGGCTAGCTTCAGCCTTAGGCCGCCGTGCCGAACACGATCAGAATCAAACGCTCAACCGCTACGGCAGCGCCTTCAACGCTGGCCAATGCAGAGCTGGCCTATTCGGAGAACAGCTCCAAGCTGTTCATTGGCGTTGGAACCGGGGGAGCAGGGGGCTCAGCCACCAGTGTTGTTGCCATCGGCGGCAGCGGCGCCTACATCACGCTGGACACATCGCAGACAATCAGCGGCAATAAGACGTTTACCGGCACCGTTGATCTCAGTAGTGCCACCATCGCTTCGTTCAGCACTACAGGCAATATCACTGTCGGTGGTGATCTGACTGTAAACGGCACGACGACAACGATCAACTCAACCACGATCACAGTTGACGATAAAAACATTGTTCTTGGGGACACTGCTAGTCCCACTGATGCCGGTGCGGATGGCGGTGGCATTACGCTCAAGGGCACCACGGATAAGACCTTCAACTGGGTTGATGCCACGGATGCCTGGACTAGCAGCGAGCACCTGAATCTTGCTAGCGGTAAGGCGTTCTACATCAACGGCACCAGCGTGCTCAGCGGCAGCACTTTGGGCAGTGGGGTCACCAGCTCCAGCCTCACCAGCGTTGGCACCATTGGCACCGGTGTGTGGCAGGGCACGGCAATTTCCGTGGCCTATGGGGGAACGGGTGCCACCAGCTTGACGGGCTACGTCAAAGGGTCCGGCACTGCAGCGCTGACAGCGAGTGCCACTATCCCCAACACGGACATCAGTGGGTTGGGTACCCTTAGCACGCAAGACGCCATAAACGTCACAATTACAGGTGGGTCAATCACAAACCTCACCACGTTTGATGGTATCACCGTGGATTGCGGGACGTTCTGAACATGGCTAACACGCTGAGGTTACGGCGCGGTAGCACAGTACCGAGCGCAGTATCGTTTGTTGAAGGTGAACCAGCTTGGGACTCAACCAATGGTCGGTTGTACGTGAAGAATGCAGCTGGCAGCATGGTGAAGATCAACAACATCACTACCAGTACTACCGATCCCACTGGTGGGATCGACGGCGACATTTGGATCAAGTACACCGCCTGAGGTAAAGCATGGCTACTCTGTACATCGATTTCGAGAACGGTAATGATAATTATGCTGGTACCAGTTTTGCACCGCTAGCGCAAGGAACAAATGGTCGCATCACCAGTACGACATTCAGTAGTGTCGGAGCGTCATTTCCAAACGACGGATCTCTGATTGGCCAGTACCTAAGTATTTTTAATGGCGCAATTTATGCGGTTTACCGAATTGGAGCCTGGGTATCTTCTACTTCGCTTACGATTGCTGCAATATCTGGAGGCACGGGACTGGCGAACCAATCCATAGATCGTCAATACTATATTGGTGGTCGCTGGAGAACCTTTGCGAGTGGTGCCACGCTAGTAAGGACAATACCAGGTGATACTATTCGCGTAATAGCAAGTCCAGATCCAACAAGTTTAGGTCAAAATGGCGTATGGACAAGTCAAATTCAGCAGGCGGCAAAAGCCATTAGCAGCAGCACTAATACTACGCCAATTTCAGTTACATGCAACGCGCACGGCTATAGCACAGGTGACACTATTGTAATCACTGGGCATTTAACAAATACCAACGCTAACGGTACCTGGGAGATAACCAATACCGGTGTAAACACATTTACACTTACCGGCAGCGCAGGAAATGGTGTAGGCAGTAGTGGTACAGCGCGACTGTGTAACAATATGCGCGTTCTCTTGACCAGTGCCGTTACCGCAAATATCGCTAGTACTGGTCCTGGCCGTGCGGCATGGACTTCGGCGGGTGGGGCCAACGTCACCGCTTCACTAAATACCGTTAATACAAAAGAACACGCCCGAAGCGACCAGATTACCATTGCTGCAGGCTTTACAACAGGTCGTGCAGCTTTCTGGGCGACAGGCACTCTTGATTTGTCTGGCTATCAACAAGTAAGTTTTTGGATACAACAAACTGGCGGCACTATTGGAGCGGCTGGTGCTATTGATTTACGTTTATGCTCAGATACGACTGGCACGACAGCCGTTAATACTATTAGTGTCCCAAGCCTGGCTGCCATAGGACGTTGGATGCCAGTAACAGTAAATTTGAACACAAATCTAGGCAGCAACATTCAAAGTATCGCACTTTATGTCAATACTGATAATGGTGCGCAAACTTTCCTGTTATCCAATATTATCGCCTGCAAAGCCAGTAGTGCTGACGATAGCCTGACGCTTACTAGCTTAATTGGCAAGAATACGGCAACTGAAACATTTTGGGGCATTCAAAGTATTAATGGTACTCGCGTCATGCTGGATGCTGAGACAAATATTATACCCAGCATTTCTTCATTGCGTGGATACTATGGCATTAGCGAAACGATAACAACATGGAAAAGAGAAACAATTAAAATTGGACCCTCGGCATCGGCAAGTACAGCGGTTATATCTTTATTAGAAAGTGGCGTTGAAGGTAGTCCTACGACTTATAGCGGCGGCTGGAATCGAACAGATATGAGTACTAAAACTTCTGAAACCTGGCTTGATGGCGTGAATGGCAATGGAAACGGAATAGTAGCGGACAGCAGAAACTGGATGGTAATACAAGGATTTGCCCTTACTCGATTTAATAACAATATAAGCTCAAATATTGGCTCTTGGATTGTTTATGATATTATTGCGTCGAATAATTCAACAAACAGTGCCATCTTTACAAGTCAAGTTAGCTACGGCACTTATAATATTGGCTTTATAGTCTCAGCGGGTGGCCCGAGTATATCGGGACTACGTCCAAATGTTACCGTAAGCGGTGCCTTTGTTAGTAATTTCAGCGCCATGTTCATTAGCGGAAATATAGCTTATGTAAAAGGGGCTAATTCGTCAATTTTATTTGCAAATAACGGCAGCTACGGGCTCAACCTGTCCTCTGGAACTGCATATATTTCCAGCTTGATTTTCAAAGATAATCCTACCTCCGATATATATACTGGTCAGTCGGGCTTCCAATATCTCAAAGACGTCGCTCTGAATTCGCCTACTCCAGTTACAGGCTTTGGTTCATATTCGGATTACTTAGTAACATCTCAAAATGATAACCAAACAGCTAATAGTCACAGAATATTTATGCACGGTGCCATAGTCAGTTCCGCTACGGATCAACGCAATACCAATAATGGAATTAGCTGGAAGATTCAACCGACCAACACCGAGCGTAGTGCAAACTGGCCGGTAACACTTAGTCTTGCCAAAGTCGCCTGCGCTGCCAATTCCCTGGTAACCGTCAAAGCATGGATGCGACGCGATAATGCTGGCCTGACAATGCGCCTAGTCTGCAAAGGCGGTCAGATCGCTGGGGTTGTCAATAACGTAACATCATCGGTAGTTGCTGTCAACGCCTGGGAAGAGGAAACTGTCACCTTCACCCCGACTGAAACCGGCGTAGTTGAAATTACTGCTGAAGCTTTTGGCGGCACCACCTTCTCTGGGTGGGTCGATGACCTAACCATCTCGCAAGCCTGACCATGACCTATCACGTCCATGCTGTTGAACAGGACCTCGCTGGCAAGTGGTACGCCCGTGTCGTGCTCACCAATACTGAAGCGCAGTTCTTCAAGTTCAACGACTACCCAACCATGGATGCCATTCAGGAGGCAGCAGCAGCCTTTGTCGCCGCACAGGAGGTAGCCAATGCCCCTGCCGAGTAATACCGATCTGACATCGCTAGACGTTGCCTACCTCGGCCAGCCTTTTGTTCAGGTTGAGGCCAAGGCACTCACAACCACATCCCTCGATGTGGCGTATCTAGGCCAGCCGTTTGTTGCGGTTGGCCCTGCTACGGGCCTCAACGTCTGGGTGAATGTTGCCGGCACTTGGAAACAAGCCAGCGCCGCCTACGTCAAGGTCAGCGGCGTGTGGAAGTCAGTGAGCAGCATCAGCACCCGCGCCAGCGGGGCGTGGAAGAGCTAAAGGAGCCACCACTGGCCAGCAGATCCAAGACGCTGTAACCAACTAGAGCCCCGCATAAGTAGTAGCTATGTAGCTCTCAGGCTGGGCTTCTTAGACTACCGCTAAACCCAGGGCTACCCATAAATGGCCATCTTTAACCGCTTCAACTCTCTGGTTGAAGCCCTCGCTGAGAAAAAACACGATCTCGGTGCTGATCAACTCGCTGTGGCCCTGAGCGCGACAGCTCCAGTCGCCACCAACTCGACACTTAGTAATATCACGCAAATCAGCTACACCAACCTAAGCAGCTGCAACATTACTACCATTAGCTCTGGGCAAACGTCTGGTATCTACAAGCTCGTACTCCAAGACCTAGTACTCACTGCTTCCGGCGCTGTAGCAACATTCCGCTATATCACCCTCTACAACAGCACCGCCCCTAGCCAGGAACTTTTGGGCTGGTACGACTACGGCTCGAACGTCACCCTCGCCTCAGGCGAAACCTTCACAATCGACTTCGACGGCACCAACGGCGCCCTGACGATCAGCTGATCAGTACAGCCACTCCGCCGCAGGCGCAGCCCCCGCACCCGGTACAAATCCTCCACCCCCGCGGGTGTCCAGGTGAATGAACCCCCGAGCGCGGCCATCCCCGAGCCCACCGCTCCACCGCGCTCGGATCCACCGGTAGAACTCCTCCATGCTCCGGTTCGTCGGATAGATGTCCATCGCCTCGCCCGTGGTGTGGCGCGAGCCCGGCACCCCACCAACCTGACCGTTGATCGGCTCCGGCCGGTAAAAACTGGTCACTCCCAGCGGCTGCCCCCACGCCTCGCGAACCTGCTGGAACGCCGCGGCAGTGCGCAGCAGGCGCGCTCGCACCGACGAGTTCGGTCCCGGAATCCGGCGCTTATCCCACTGCAGCACCTCACCCACCGTCAGGTTCGGCGTAACCAGACACCCGAAGTCCGCCCAATCCACCGAGGCCGGCATCGCCTCGCCGCTGGCCTGCACCTTCGACCAGTGCGGCTCATACACATACCAAGTCCCGGCCCCCGCAGCCAGCTCAACCTTCGCGTGAGCGTCTTGAACACTTTCGTTATACGCGCATACCCCATAGGTCTTGCCCTTCACCACGGCAACCTTCTCGGAATCCCCGAGCTCGGTGGCCGGCTTCGGCTCCTTCTTAAGCCAGGTGGCCTGGTGCGCCTCGATCTGGAACAGCAGCGCCTTCGGCTTGGCCTTCGTCACCACCGTCGGCTCGCCCACCTCCGGTAGGTGCTCGTCCATGAGCTTGATCAGCTTCTCTGCGTAGCGCGGGTCTGTGGCGTAGCCCTGCTTGACCAGCTCCTTCGCCGCCGCCGCCCGCGTCGGTGCCCGGTTGACCCCCTCGTACTGGTCCCAGTCCTTGTACCAGCGGGTTACGAGGTACCGCACGCACTCCCCGAGGTCGGCGAAGTCCATGAACTCCGCCTCGATATGCACCCGTGCCCCGTTGACGTACTCAGTCGTGAGCCGAGTCGTGCCGCTGCCCTTGAGCCCGAAGTAGTTGTACTCACCGCTGGTGTGCTGACCGAAGCCGCTCTCCAGTGCCCACTGAGCCGCCACGAGCTCGGGGAACTTCGCCCCGGCGTCCTTCGCCGCTGCCAGCACCCCCAACCAGTTGTTGGTGTACCCCTTCGGCTTGGAGCTGGCCATGTGCCTAACCTGACTGGTATGAGTTAAGGCTAAATACTGTTCATGTTTTGGATCACGCGTGACTGCTGAACAGTGGCGACCCGTCGTGGGCTGGGAGCATCTGTATGAGGTCAGCGATCTCGGGCGCGTGCGCAGTCTTCCTCGTTACATCCCGGCGGTGAACCGAGACGGGACCGGTCGCCTTAATCGATGCCGAGGCCAATTACTGAAAGGCACCCCCGACCGCGACGGGTCTCGATGTTTGCCACGGCCCAGCCGGGACTGCCGACAACAGTCGGCGCAACCTGCGGTACGACAGCCGTTCCGCCAACGAAGCCGACAAGCGACGTTGGCCTAGCAGGCCGTCTGCTTAAATAACGCCATCGACGGGGGCCTCCTACTAGGCCATTTTTAGGCCAACCCCAGGAGACCACCCCCCGAGATCCCAGTCCGGGGCGTAGCGCAGCTTGGTAGCGCACCACTTTGGGGTAGTGCCTACTCCATCTACGCCACCAGAAGAAAAATTCCAGGCCAGCACTCGGATTCTTTGCAGCGCAGTGCTTTTAGGCCCGTGGCGGCTTGCTTAATTCAGCCAGGCTCGACCAAAACAGACCTAAGCTGACGGGGAAAGTAGTCCAGGTTTTAGTCCAGACCTTGGCCCTCGACGCTGCCCTACAAGAGCTGAACGCCCGCCTGAAGGCCGGGCACCAGAAGTGCGTTGTCGAGCTGCGCGGGGCCTCCCTGCACCTCAGGGCAACCCTGCCAACGCGTGACGATCCGTCGCAGCGACGCCAGCAGCGCATTGCCCTCGGACTGCCCGCCGAGTTCTCCGCCCTCCCCGAAGCCGAACGCAAAGCCGTCGAGCTGGGCCACCAGTTACGCACCAGCACCTTTACGTGGACTGCGTGGGAAGCTCCTGACGCGTCCGTCATCACCGTGTCGGACTTCCACGCTGCCGCCCAGGGCCTCCACGCCAGCAAGTACGCCAAAGCCCCCGAGCGCGGCACCGCCGCCTGGTCGAAGAAGTGGGCGCCGGCCCTACGCAAACTGCCGCCCTCGGGGGTCATCACTGAGGGGGTCCTGCTCCGCTGCATCCGAAAGCTCCCCGAGGGCACTGCCGCCCGGCGCGACCAGGGCAACCTGCTGGCCCAGGTGGCCCGCTCCCTCGGCCTCGATCACGAGCCACTGCTCGCCGCCTGCCGCGGCTACGGCGTCGACAAGCTCACCGAGCGCGACATCCCGTCGGACGAGGCAATCGAGGCCGCGCTCAAGCAAGTCACTCTGCCGCACTGGCGCTGGACCTTTGCCATGTGCGCGGCCTACGGCCTCCGCCCCCACGAATGCGCCGAGCTGATCTGGCTGGAGGACGACTGGATCGAGGTGGCCGACGCCACCAAGACCGGCAGCCGGCGGGTCACTCCCTGCCCGAGAGCGTGGGTAAGCCAGTTTGATCTTCACAATTTGTGTCGGCCGAGTCAGTCCGCCCAGGGCCTCAGCAAGGCGTTCTCCGACGCCCTCGCCAGAGATCAGGTGACGATCAAGCCGTACAACCTGCGGCACGCCTACGCGTTGCGCCTGATGAGCAAGGGTGTGGCCGCGGACCTGGCCGCCCGACTGATGGGGCACAGCCTGTCCGTGCATCAGTCGACTTACCAGCGGTGGATCGAAGCCGACCGGATTCAGAAAGCCATGCACGGCCTAACCCTCTGAGGTTGCGCTAGGGTCTGTTCAGATCTGGTTAGACCTAGATGGAGGAAATCCTCAATCGCCTGGACGACATCGAGCGCATGCTGGACAAGCTGATCCGCGCCACAGCCGCCACCCCCGAGAACGACTGGGTGGACTCCAAGGAGTTCTGCCGCCTGGTCGGACTGCACGACACCAAGGCCCTGACGTACCAAATGTCGAAAGGCGTGATCCGCAGCGACGCCCTGCGCAACATCGGCACCGCCCAACGCCCTCGCTACCGGTTTCACCGCGTCAAAGCGGTCGACCAATTCCTGAACAGGTCGACCAAGTGAAGAACGACGATCAAGCGTTTGCGGACTGGGTCCACAAGCTTCACACCGAGTGGCTGCCGAACTGGCAGGACATGCCGGACAACACCTTCGTCTGGTGGAACCTGCTGCTCACTGTCCTCGACGAGGCCAGCACCGACGAGTTCGGAGATGTCGTCGTTCGCATGGCGGCGCCCGCGCTCAGCGCTGCACACTGCGCCAGTACCGATCCTCAGCTTTGCCTTCCCACGCTCGATGCTGCGCCAGACGTGCAGAAGCCCGAGCGCGGCGCTTGCGGAGGTTCCAGTCGTGGAAGAACTGGGCGTCATCGACCAGCCGGTGCAGCAGTCCGTTAGGGAGCCGTTCCGCGATCTTGATCAACCTGTGCAAGTACCGTGCTCGGGCTTCTAGCTCGGTCACTCAGGTCAGACCTTGGCGGCCTTGACCGCGGGCACAACCGGCTTGGGCACCAGGCGAATGGAGTCATCGTCAATGACGATGTCGAGCGCGTCACCTGGCTGCAGGTTGAACTTTGCCGAGTAGGTCTTGCCCAGCAGGATCACACCGCTGCGGTGGACCGTGGTCTGATAAGCCGCAACCTTGCCAGGGGCTTTACCCACAGCAATCGCGACGCCTTGTGCTCGCAGCAGTGCGTTGTAAAACTGCTTGACCAGAACCTGCTCTTTGCCAGTTTTGGTTTGACGGACATAGCCAGCTTCACGAGCAAGCTCTGTCTGATTCATGTTTTCCCGATCTTTGACCAGACCGAGAAGCTCTTTGCCAACCAGCATCGGTAAGCGAGGAAACAACGACCAGATTAGGACAGATGGAGGCACCAGTAAACCTCTGTCAGTCATTTCGCATCAGCCCAGGTCGGCCCCCACGACACCTCAGCAAGGATCGGCACCTTTTTACAAATCTCCGACCCTGCAGACTCCATCGATGCCTTCAGCAGCGCCGCCCAGTGCTCCTCGTGACCTTCCTTGACTTCGAGCACGATTTCATCGTGGACCATAGCGATGAGGCGCGCTTCATCCGCAGGTGCTTTTACGAGTGAATTCCACAACTTTGCAATAGCGATTTTAGCAATATCACCAGCCGTTCCCTGAACTTGCGTATTGATGCGAGTAGTGTATTTATCATTAAACCCCACCAGCATGCGCCGCCGCCCGAGAGCGGTGTGAACTGCAGGCGTTGTCCTCGACCCCCGATCTTGTTGCCACTTATAGAGAGTGGGATAAGCCTCACGAAAGCCTTCGACAATCTCCCTAGCCTCCTCCATACTCATATCAATGCCGTACTGAGCGACGGCTTGCTTTTGTAGCGTTGCTGGACCCGCCCCAAATAGCAATCCGAAGTTTGCCATTTTAGCACTGGTACGTTGTGACTTAGTAACCTCATCAAGACCCACCTTTGCGATCAACGAAGCGGTCTCCGTATGCAAGTCACGTCCAGCCAAATAAGCGTCGACCATCCGTTGCTCCCCCGAGAGCTCAGCAGCGACGCGAAGCTCTACCTGAGAGAAGTCAGCAACAATCAGCAGATACCCCGGAAGTGCAACGAACTTGCTGCGAAAATCCGCTCCACGATTGACTTGTTGCAGGTTGGGTGATGCCGCGCTCAAACGGCCCGTTTCGGTGCCCATCTGCCTGTAGTTGCAGTGGATACGTCCGTCCGGCCCAATAGATTCAAGCAGTTTCTCAATATTTGATACCTTGGTGATCGCTGTTTTCCACGTCAGATATTGATCAATCAACTCGTAGTCGTTGCGGAGGAACGCCAACAGGTTCTGGTCCAGGCTCGGGGTGCCCTTTTCGTCAACCGGCAGCAGGATGCCGGCCTTCTTGAACCCCTGCGCCATTTGCTGGGCTGATCTCGGGTTGAAGCCTTTGTAAAGTTTTGTGCCCAGCCGCTTATAGCCACTGTCCTTCTCCCTGGTGTTGATGCTTCCGTCCGGATCGCGGGGCAACCACGAGTTCGGGTCGTCCGGCGAGTTGTTGCGAATCTCCTGGTCCAGATGCTCCAGGAAAAGGGTCTTGAGCGCCTCGGACTCCTCGGTCAGCGAAACCCGCAGCTCCTCTGCAGCCGGCCGATCGAAGCCGAACCCGTGCCACTGCATCAACGCGATGGGCCGCAGCACGCGCATCTCCAGCTGGAACAGGTCCCAAAGGGTGTAGTCCCCGCGGACGATGTCAGCAGCCAACTTCGCCTGCAAGAGTGGTGCCAAGTGGGTCAGACAGATCGTGTCTCGCGCGGAGTACACGAACTGCTCAGCGGTGAGCTCACCTGACCAGTTGGACTTCTGAAGCTCCTTCGGCATGCTCCACTTCAGATTGCGCTTGACGATCTCCCCGAGGTCGTTGGGCTTGCCGGTGCCGTTGTTGATGATCTTGGCGGCAACCATGGTGTCGAAAATCGGCCCCCCGAGCACGACTCCCTCGCCCCTGAGGAAGTTGAGGTCAAAGGCTGCGTTCTGCAGCACTTTGCGGCATCCTCCTTCGAGGAGCGCCTTGAGCTGCCGTAGCCCGTCCACCTCCCACGGGACTGCCCGGCACCCTTCCCGACGCCAACCATCGAGATCAATAATCAGAGCAAAATCTGTAGTTCCCAGCTGGATCAGTCGGACTTGGTTCGCCCTCGGATCAAGACCCGTTGTCTCGGTGTCAACCCCGATAGGTGCTGCGGTATCTGCGATCTCCTGCACACGACGCTTAAGCAGGCCCGCGTGAGCAGGCCCGGAAATGACGTCGTAGTCCGGACTCTCTAGTGCGCGGATCGCGTCCTCAACAAATTGCGATGGCATTGTGAAGTAACGGCTGTAGGTGGATGGACAACCTCTCGCTGAAATTCGCGGAGGAGTCAGCTATCAGGCAGATCGACGACTGCGCTGACATCGCTGAGTTGAAAAACTTGGCCCGCTCCCTGATCAAAGGTCATTTCAGTGCAAAGGCATTGATCTGCCAGTTGATGGAGCAGGGACTGAAGGACATCACCCGAGAACGGTGCAGTTACTGCCCTTACGAGTGAGCGACCAGTAGGCTTGCTCCAGCGGGCTCCGAGTTCCAGAGCCACGCGGCCACCAGCGGCGAACGGTGGTGACGCAGGGGGAAGGGGGTTGACCGGCCCCTCCCCTTGCCCTGCTCTGGTCAGCCTAGTCGCGGTTCAGGTACTGGTTACCACTGGTCACCAAAACGCTCCCAGTCCTCTGGCGTCTCCTGCCACTCCGTCAGGACGGGAAGGTCCACGTCATGTCGTTGAACCGAGGATCGCGGTTCAACCACAGCTGGACGATCGGATGGTTGTCCGTCGAGCACCGCCAGATGTGAGTCATCGCCCAGTGCCGGCCGCCCGGAGTCTTGGCCTCCCGGAACTTCCGCTCCCACGTCGCCAGGCGCTTGCACGCCTTCTCCGAGCTCGGGAGCCATCGCTGTTGCATCTGGTCCTCGCAGTCCATCGGGCTCCTTCTTACCCCGCGTGGAAGTGTCCGTTGTTCCTCGTTCCCTGAGATCGACTGCTACGACTGAAGAAAAACGATGGACATCCTTTTCCGCATCTGGTTGGTGTCCATCGTTCTCGGGAACAGGTTGAACGTCTTCAGAACGATGGACATCGTACTCGGGGGATGGAGCTGTGTCCATCGTTATTTCCTGTTCCTGCAAGGGTTTTGGAGGAACGATGATCAAAGGACACTCCCCAGCAGGCAACGCACGCGAGGAGGTGGTGGTAGGGAGTGTGTAGGAGGACACCGGCGCCTTAGAGCCAGCCACGATCCGCTTTTTCCCCTCCTTCAGCACCCCGTTCGTCACCCACCGATCCAGCCACCGCTTCACGGTCCTGCTCGACGGAGCCTGCCTGCCTTGGCCACCCATCTCGCCGACCAGGCGCTCCCACACCTCCTTGGCTGTGATCCGGTCGTTCCCGTCGCCCTCCTCACCCCGAGCCTTCAGCACCCGGTCCTTGACGATGCGCAGCGCCATGGTGTTCGGCTCCGGATCACCCTGCCCCTGGTCCTCGCGCCGCTCCGTCGGGGTGTAGTCCCACACCGAGTACGCAAAGTCGTGGTCCCGCTCGACCACCAGCAGGTCACCCTGCCGCCCCAGGCGTGACTTCTTGATCTGGATCATGCGGCAGTTACTTGGACTACGCCGCCGCTCCCTCAGCGCCTCCCGCTCATCCTCCGAGAGCGTCCTGAGGTGCCACTGCTCATCGACCGCCGCCACGAGGTAACGCGTCCCCCTGGCCTCCCCATTGGCGTTGTCATGGTGGATCCAGATGATCGAGGTCGGAGGAAACCCATCAGAGCCCGGATCCCCGTTCTTCTCTGCGTAGTAATAAAAGGGGCTCGCGAAACCCTTGTCCTTCTCCTCGCACTGCATCTTGGTGCTGCAGGAGCCGATCGAGTCCACCACCACGAGAGCGGGCTTGTACTGCCGGATCCACTCGGCGAACTCGTGGGTGTGGTTGATCTGGAAGCCACGCTTGACGATGAACCAGCTATCGCTGGCCGGATCGATGCCGTTGTCCTCGCAGTCCTGCAAAAGCTTGGCCGGGTTCTGGTCGTTCTGGATCCAGAGCACCGGGCCCTGCTTGACCGGCAGCTCAATGCCGCGGATCCGCATCGGAGTGCCGCGCCCCACGGCGGTGGCCAGGCCCATGCAGGCCGACGTCTTGCCGAGACCGCCAGCAGCGTGAAGCATCACCTGGGTGGGCTTCATCAGCAGGTTGGGCACGAGGAACTGCATGCGCTCCACGTCCTGCCACCAGTGCTTCTTCTCGTTCTGCCGGCGTGAGTCCTCGTAGTAGCGGTACTCCTCCATCGCCGCGAGGCACTGCGACCCGGTGAGGCGCCGCCCCGTCTCAGCCGCGAGCTCGGCCATCCGGGCCACCCGCAGCGCGGGGTTCATCTCCTCGTCGTGGATCTTGATCAGGGCCTCGTGGAAGTCCCTGGCGTTCATGACGAGCCGCGGCACCTCCTTGGTGACCTGGGCCCTGGCGTCCTCGGGGTAGTTGAAGCCAATCTCCCCCGCGAGGTCGGCGACGTACTTCTCCAGATCTGCCCCGGTGGGCTTGCCGGCATAGAGGTTGTCGACCTTGATCTTGTGGATGAAGTCGAGCAGGTCACCACCGACCTCGCACGCCTTGCAGTCCCAGCAGCCGCTCTGCATGGAGAACTGGAAGCTGGTGCCGCTCTTGCCGCCGTGCCACGGGCAGCCGGACATCATCTGCGGGTTGTCACCGCCGCGCTCCTTCCAGCCGTACCGCTCAAACGCCTCGTGACGGAAGACGAGATCCGCCAGCCGAGGCCGCAGCTTGGCCTGCACCTCCTCCTTGAAGAACCAGCCGCGGATCTGCCTGGGCGGCAACACGGTCTGCCCCCCGAGCTCGGCATCCAGCTCCTGCTGCACCGAATCCGGCAGCCACTGGACCGGCTTGCGGAACGGCCGCAGGGCATCGAGCACCCAGCCCGGTGCCGGCTCGACCCTGCCCTGGTTGTAATTGAGGAAGTGGTAGCGCCCACCGGTATCCGGATGTGGCGAGCCCGGCAACACGCTCTGACTCTTGTTGAAGCGGAGCACGACCTCCTCGTACTCGGGGTCGCCCTCGACCAGAGCCTTCTGCTCCAGGCCCGCGGCTTGCTCCTTGGCCTTGGAGCCGCGGCGCCAGGTGCCATCAAGCGTCAGCTTGAGCCTGGTGACGCTGTCCAGCTCCGGAATCAGCTGCCGCGGCACTTGGTAGATGAGCTGCCTGCGCCCCGGCCTCCCCGAGGTCCAGGCCATGGTGCGTTCCTCGCCGTAGGGCTCGTACTCGTCACCAGCGATGGCCTTGTAACGCTCATCGGCCGTCGGACCATCCACGTCGAGGGCGATCAGGCCCTGCGAGTGCTCGCCAGTGACGACGCCGATACCGCGGTAGCAGTGCTTGGCCTTGTACGCCTCGATGCACATCTCGGCGGTGAGCGGCCGGTTCTGCCATTCCTCGACGTAGGTGTCCTTGCCGTGCACCGGCACAAAGCGCCACCAGCGGGGGAAGACGCCACGACGCAGCAGATCGATCGCCTTTCCGCTGAGGTCGTCAGGGGGAAGGCTTGCGGACTGTGAAGCAAGCATGTAAATTCAGCAGCGTTATAGGTGCATGAGGGGGCAGATCGGCCCCCTTTTTCATGCGCCGGGCCAACCGGCCCCGGTCACGCTACCGGCGCAACCAAAGCTGGACAATGACTAAAAGGTGCAAGAAACCTTATGTAGTAGCGAAAACGCTTCTGTCTCTTTTATGTTTGGGACGTCGCCCAACACGCTAGGGACGCCCTGTGACCCATCCAGCAACGCTTGCGCCGTACTGCGGGCTAGGCCCAGACGCGACCATCCGTGACCAGTTCGAGAGAGGGGTGCTGGATTTTTCCTTCCTGTTCACCAAGTGGATGGACACCAACGCCTGGTCCCACCCGGTGATGGTTCAGCTGGCCGCGGGCTGCCTGCAGCTCCCCGGCGGCAAGGGCTGGCTGCACTCCTCCCAGATCAGCGGCCTGCGCCACGGCAAGCTCCTCAGCCCTGGCCCCCGCACCTTCATGGCGATCGAGCGGCTGAACTTCTATCTGCACCGCTACGCCACAGAGAAGCTCCTACTACCCGGCTCCACTTCTGCGGCGCCCGCGTTCCCAGGGACGTTGACGTCACGACGCGCTTCTTCACGGACGACCACGCTTCCACTGTGACGGCGAACTGGGCGAAGCTGATCCGCCGCCTGCTGATCACCTCGGGTCACGACATCATCGAGGAGCTGGACAGCATTATTTGCACCCATTACCCGGTCCGCGAGCCCGATCGGGTATCTCAGCTCGTCGCTGTGATTCAGAACCGCAGCCAGTGGAACCCGAACGAGCTACAGCGCGAACTGCCTGCTATCACTGCGTTTACGGCGAGTCTCGGCGGCCCCGAGGACGAGGAAACCCTGCTCAGGACCATTGACGTTTGAGCAATGTTAGCAAATCACTACAAGTAGTGTTGCCAACGAAACCTGCCAGCGTTAGCGCCGGTACATTGCAGCAACATTGCACCGCCTTTAGTGCAGATCGCGACCCACTTCCCCACCAGCTACGAGACCATCAGCTGGGAGTACGCAACATTGGTCGCGATAAAGATCAGTAACAACAGCTACACACGCGAAGTCAGGCTGATTTGCGAGGAGGACGAGCTGAGCGGCTACTTTCCCGTGCGCTGCGAATCGGCTCAGCTGGAGTACCTGCATCCTTACGCCGAGCTTCTGCGTCAGGCCACGTACGAAGGCGGCGAACCCCCTGTCGTCCCTGTCTACCGCGCCCATGGCTACGTCAGTCTCAGCATCGCCGGCGCGGTCTACGACTACCCCGAACTCGGCGCCATCCGGCAGCGCGTTTGCGCCCGACTTGCAGCGCGGCGCTGACCACTGGTATTTCTTCCAAATTGGTCAACCTGAATCGGTTGACGCCTTCCCCGTTCACGCCTAGGGTGGCGTGAGTCGACCCCCCGGTTTGGGCACTCCCCATCTCCTCTATGGCGAGCGGAAGCGCAAGCGCCATCTGTACCTCACAGACACGGCGCACCAACACCTCGTCGACCTGGCACAACGCACCGGCACCTCTCCCTCCGAGATCTGCGAGCAGGTCATTCGGAACCATGCCATTGCGACTGCCATTGCCGCTGATCGGCTTACGTCACCTCTTTTGATTGACACCCTGCCATGACTGCCACATTCCTTTCCGCTGACCTGATCGACGAGATCCTCAAGGAGTCCTCTGGCTCTGGTCGCTACGTCAACCCGTCCAAGATCGAGGGCGAGATCCGCCTGCGCTTCTTCGGTACCGGCGTTAGCGGCTTTGAGGGCTGGACCGATGAGAACAAGCCCGTCCGCTGGGAGCTCAAGCCTTCAGAGCTGCCCACCAACATCAAGGTCCGCGAAGGTCAGACCCCGCTGAAGCGCTTTATTGCCATCGTCGTTTACGACTACTCCTCTCAGGACTTCAAGATCCTGCAGATGACGCAGAAGACGCTGATGGAACAGCTCTTCAAGTACGTCAAGGACGACGAGTACGGCGACGCCACGCAGTACGACATCAAGATCAGCAAAACCGGCGAGGGCATGAAGACCGAGTACACCCTGCTCGCTGCTCCGCCCCGTCCTGTTGCCAAGGACATCCAGGCTGCGTACGAGAAAGACGGCGTTCGCATCAACCTCCAGGCCCTGTTCGACGGAGACGACCCCTTCGCCGAAGCTTCGGCCTGATCTATCCAGTTCCGGAGCGGGGCGGCTTGTAACCGCCCCTTTTTCCCGAACCACAATGGAATCAGTCATCCCACCCCTGCTCCGGATCTACGCCCGGAACATCGAGCTTTTAGCGGTGAAGCGGGGCATCCCGTCCCATGCCCTTGCCAGCAAGCTCGGCCTCACCGCCAACACCCTGAACCGCATTCGGTTCGCCCGCAGCCGCTACCTCGACCCCGAAGTATTCGTCGCCCTTCTCGGCCTCTTCGAGTGCGAGCCCAACGACCTGCTCCTACCCCAGCCAGGTATCGATTACTCGCATGACATCCGCACTCGTTGATGGGCGCGTCCCCTTTCTGCCCCGGTACGAGCCGGTCCGCTCCCACGAGGGCGACGAACGTCTGTACAGCACGCCCGCCGGCAGCCTGCACAGCGTTACCACCATCCTCTCGGGCAGTCGCGACAACTCCGGTCTGGAACTCTGGCGCGAATCCGTCGGTGCCGAGCGCGCTGACTTCATCAGCTCGTACGCCTGTTTCCGCGGCAACGGCCACCACCTGAACATCGAGCGCTACCTGACCGACGGCAGCGAACCCGAGTACAGCGTGGCCACGACGCCGTACTGGAAGTCGACCCAAGGCTTCATTCACTCCATCGGCGCGGTCTGGCATAAGGACGGTTTTGCCGGCACGCTCGACGCCATCTGCTATCTCCCCGAGGACGGCGCTCAGCCGACTTTGTGCGACTGGAAAACGGCAGACAGCCCGCGCAAACCGGACAAGATCTACGAGTACTCGCTGCAGTGTGCGGCATACGTCGCTGCTGCGAACTACGTCTACGGCCACATGGGTCTGAACATTACCCAGGCCAAGATCGTCATCGCCATAGCCGACAGCGCACCGCAGATCGAGACCCTCGACGCTCGCGCCCTGGAGCAGCTGTACAAGCATTTTCTGGCCCGACTGCAGCGCTTCACCTTCGCCCGCAAGCGCAAGGGGGGCCACAAGTGATGACTGCCAGAACTGCTGTGCAGGACTACCTGACCTCAGCCTTAGCGGGCTCATTGATCGGTCAGATGGCGATGGCCCGCGAAATCAGCGTCGAGGCAGTGCTCGCACCCAACTCCTTGGCCCTGCAGAGTTTGCGCGCCGAGCTCAGCGAGATCGGAATCATCCCCGAGATGCTGGCTGAACAGACGTTGCACGCAGTGACAGCCCTGTTCATCGAGCCCGATAACGCGGACCGCATCGCGACGGAGCTGGGCAACCTCCTGTGGACGCTGCTTGGTGACCCCGAGAGCGGCGGCCCTCCTGAGATTTACCGCCGCGCCGGGCACTGCATGCACTTGTCCTTCATCGGCCTTCTCTCGCCCGACATTCTCGAACCGTTTTTCAAGCAACCCTGATTGTCATGCCACGCCTGATTGGTCTCTACAGCTCTGCTCCTCAGTCCGGCAAGTCCAGCATCGCGTCGTACCTGAGCACCTACGGCTACCGCACAGTCAGTTTCGCCTCGCCACTGAAGGCGATGGTTCGCAGCTTTCTGACACACGCCGGTTACACGTACGACCAAGTCGACGACCTGCTGACCCCAGCGCAGAAAGAACGCGTTATCCCCGAGCTCGGTGTGAGTCCTCGCCACTTGCTGCAGACCCTTGGCACCGAGTGGGGTCGCGAATGCATCAGCCCCGATGTGTGGGTCAAGTGCTGGAAGCGCAATGTCAAGTACTACCTGACCTCCGACCTGCCCGTGATCTGCGACGACGTGCGCTTCCCCAACGAGGCTGAAGCCATCCGCGAGCTTGGCGGTGAGCTCTGGCTCGTCACTCGGCCTGGCACTCGACGTCACACCAGCCACGCCAGCGAGGGGTCGCTCGACGACTTCCCCTACTTCGACCGCCGCCTGACGAATAACGGCACGTTGATCGACCTGTACCAGTCGGTGCGCCGTGTCATCGACATCACCACCCCCGAGCTTGCGTCATGACACCGCACCCTCACGTTCCCGAGTTCGAAGAGCGCCTCACCCACCCCTGGCGCTTCCGCCTAGGTAACAGCGTCTACGTCCGAGGTCGTGGCTTCGACGAGACCTTCAAGGTGGTCAGTGGTGAGCTCTGGCTGGGCTTCCCGCATTACACGCTGCTCGATCCCGCGGGCCGTACCTGGCGTGTGGCACAGATCGAGTGCTCATCCCGTCCAATCGTGTACCGCAAAGGCTGATGGACCCGTATTTCAAGGTCGAAGTCCTCGCCCGGACTGAAACACCCCAGACGCTGATCTGGTGGGCAATGCACCAGGACTACAGCGAAAACTTCGTCTTCAACGAGGACCCCCCGTCCGATGCCGAGTGCGGCGCCATCGTCGTCAAGCACCTCCTCGCCGGCGAGCGTGGCCACTACGGCCCCCTGGAGCACCCGCAGATCAGCTTCAACGTGGGCTGGTTCCCCCACTCGGTGATGCAGCAGGCCCGCACCCACCGGGTCGGCGTGAGCTTCGACGTGCAGTGTCTTGATCAGGCTTCCGAGATAACCGTTGTTGACAAAAATGGCATCAAGACAGGAACCGTAACGCTTGAAAAGGTTGCCGCTCTCTGGAACGAGGACCCAGGCAAGGTCCGCGCCCTCAGGCTTCGCTCATTAGACGAAGAAAGAAACGAGTTTGTAGTCAACCGCATATTTGCCGTCTTCAATGGTGGCCTCAAGCCAGTTCTTGAACTAAGCCTGGCTGACGGCAAGGTTTTGCGGTGCACAACAGAGCACCGTGTCTTGACCCCAGGCGGCTGGAAGACTGCTGGTGAGCTGAAAGAAGGTGAAACTATGATGGTGAATGGCAGGGCAACCGCAAAAGCACCCACCACTTATCAAAACAAAGAGTGGCTAGAGCGGCATTACGCCAAGGGGCTAATACCTAAGGAGGTTGCATTGATTGCTGGTGTCTCTACAGAAGCCGTTAAAAAGTGGAGTTATCACTACGGGCTAACATGGCGTAAACGACCCCCCTATTCCCACGAAGGTAAAAAACTGGACATCAGCGAAACCGAGCGCGACCGACGCCGACGCCACGCTGCCAGCCTCCAAAAGGGGAAGCTCAACCAAGGCCCGTCACATCCATCGTGGAAGGATGACCTTCCGATAGAGAAGCGCGCCTACAACTGGTTGAAGTACGCTCGGCCAACGCTTCTTGCAAAGGCTGGGCACCTTTGTCAAGATTGCGCACAACCTCATTCAAGATTGCACTGTCACCACGTCTATCCGGTACTGGAAAGACCTGATCTGGCAACGAACGCGAGCAACATAGTTGTCTTGTGCCCCCGTTGTCACAAGCTCCGTCATCGGCTGGCAGCTCATGCTGTTCGCATTTTGTCAATCCGCCCGGCCGGGACAGTCCAGACATACGACATCGCCATGGAGGCCCCGCATCACAACTTTGTGGCTGATGGCATCGTTGTACACAACTCTGGCCGCTATACGAGCCAGCGCATCATCGACGTGGTCAACGGCACCCGAAACGCGGAAGAAGTCTTCTACCTGCGCCCTGTCGGCACCTACCGAGACCGGAACGGTAAGAGCTACGAGTACACGCAGGACCAGCGGACGATCGACCGCATCATCTGCATCGACTCGGCCGCTCGCTTCAAGCTCGCCCTGGACCGCGGCATGTCAGAAGAGCATGCCCGCGACCTCATCCCCTACGCCATCCGCCAGCACTTCGTAGTGAGCTTCTCGCTGCGAGCGCTGATGCATTTTCTGGACCTGCGTTCCAAGCGCGACGCCCAGCAGGAAATCCAGCAGATGTGCGATCTGATCTGGCCTCACTTTGAAGCCTGGTCACCAGCCATCGCGGCCTGGTACGCCTCAACTCGTCTCCACAAAGCCCGCCTTGCACCTTGACCCTCCTCATCACCATCCGCTCCACCGAGGACGGCTACTACCGCTGGGAGCTACACGATGGCCCTGACGGCGCCTTCACGTACTCAGGCTATGCGCCGCTCCTCGAACGGTGCTTCGAAGACATCATCCGCGCCCAGTGGAACCTCGGCGAAGACCTCACACGAGACTTGAACCCCGAGAACGGCTGGCTGCCGTACGACGCCCCGGACACTGTTCCCATCCCCGAGGTCCATCCGCCCTCGGGCGACGCGCTCCCCGCTCAGCAGGACATCCCAGCTACGCGCCATATCCCAGAGCCTTCAACACTCATTTACCCTCCCCCATCCAGTTCTGGTTGACAATGCACTGATGTCCAATACAGAACTCCAGAGCTATCTGACCGATGTAGGTCGGCTCCCCGTCCTCAGCAAGGAGGCGCAGCTACGTCACTGCCAACGCATCTTCGCCTGGGTGCACCACGCCGACGGCCGCGACAGCGCCCCGCCGCGCATTCGCCGCGCCGGCGAGCGCGCCATGACGATCATGGTCCAGACCAACCTGCGCTTGGTCGTGTCCATCGCCAAGCGCTATCAGAACCGGGGCCTGGATCTGCTCGACCTGATCCAGGAAGGCAACCTCGGCCTGATCCGCGGCCTCGAACTCTTCGACCCGACGCGCGGCTACGCGGTATCCACCTACGCGTACTGGTGGATCCGCCAGGCGATCACCCGAGCCATCCACAGCATGGCCCGCCCGATCCGCCTCCCGATCAACACCCACGAAGTACTGGGCCGGGCGCAGCGCTTCACTACCGAGTACACCGCCACGAACGGCCGGGCCCCCAGCTTCGACGAGATCGCCGCGCACTGCGAAACCACGCCCGAGCGCATCGTGGCCATGCTCGACCTGCAGTCCACAACGACGTGCCGCTCGCTCGACACGCTGTGCACAGACGACGGCAACGCCCTGATGGACCTGATCGTCTACGACAGCGCGAACGCCACCAGCTCCCCCGATGAATCCCTGCGCCTACAGGACAACCGCGAGGTGATGACTCTGGCGCTGAACCGCCTCCCCGAGGTCGAAGCCCAGATCCTGTACGGCGTGTTCTTCGAGAACCGCTCCTTGCGCGACATCGCTACCGAACTGGGCTTCAGCCGCTCCCGCGCCGGCCAGGTCCAGAAGACGGCATTGAACCGCCTGCGCAACATTCTCCGCAGCCAAGGTCACACACCATGAGTAAAGAGCCCCTGGTACCCCTGCGCTGGTACGAACTACTGATGCTGCGGCTCCTGGCTTCTAGCCCACGCATCGAGCGCATCATGGTCGAACAAGTCACCCCCGAACCCGACTTCATCCGCCAACTCGAAGAGCTGTACCAAGCCCCGAGCGCGGAAGACGTGCGCGAGGGTTGACGAGTGCAGGGGCTTCGGTGCTAGGCTAAATACCCTCATCCACTCCTAAATGCGCCCGCCTGTCCAGCGCTCACAAGTCTCTCTGGATCGCCTGCTATCAGTCTGCGACTTGATTTACGCTCGCGACGGTTTCGTCACCTGGACCGAGGTCGGCAAAACCCTAGGCATCAGCCGACAGGCCGTTCAGTTGCGCTTGCGCGCTGCTATCGAGAAAGGTGACCTTACCTCGGACGCCGTCGAGAAGTACCAGAGCATCGCGTCTCGCCAAGCTGTCGCCCGAGAGCGAGGTGAAAAGCGCGTAGAGGACGAGCACAAGTACAGACGCTCGATCCGCTTTACGCCAGAGAACCTTGAATGGCTCCAAGCCCAGGCTGATGAGCGCAAAGTGCGTATTCCTGACATTATTAACGGGCTTGTAACTAAAGCCAGGCTAAGCTGAAAGCAATACATATACATACATTTTTTATAGCGTCCTGGACGTGTACTGACTGCGTTGCAGCCTGTCCAAGTCTGCGACCCGTGAGTCTCGACGAGACATCTATTCTCTTTCGCGCGCGAAAGGTCTCAATCCGAGACTCAATAGACACAGCCGCCTGATGCTTGCCCCGCCCGGTGGCCGTGCTAGGTTGGCAACGACAACCGGAAACGACCCGGACGGCGATGCCGTCGCGGAAGGCGTCCGGGCTGTCACCCTACCGCACCTAGACAACCGAACACCAGGCCCATGGGGTCCCGCAGCTTTGCTGCGCCCATGCGCCGATCACGCTTCCCACCTTGTGCGGGTTTCGTGATTCTGCCGCCGGTCCGCTTGACGGATCGCGCAGCTGTGGTGCTAGGTTAGGTGCACCGATCCGGAAGGGTCGGGCCAGCCGCTCCGGCGGCGCGTCCTATTCATGAACTGCCTATGTGATGACTCGTTGCGGAGCTGTGCTCCGCCCTACCAACAACAACCGTGCCGAGCGCAGTGTCGAGCCCGTGATCGGGTGAGCCTGCCCAGCTTGGAGGGAAGACGTATCGGACAATGAGCCCGTAAGGGCCGGGGTCTGTACCAGGGGCGGCGATTTGCCTGCGGTCTGGCCTACGTATCGTCTGAATCCTGGCTTCGCCGGAGGGACAAGCTGACCCGCCTTGTGCGGGCCTCTCAGAGGAGGGCACCTAGGGATAGGTGTTCAGCCCTAACCGACCCGGATGGTATGGGGGAATAGGTGCAGCGGCATGATGCCGAGCCCACGCCCGAGCCATCGGGCCTAGGTGAGCACTAGCAGGCGCGGGCTCTGAGCCCTTCGAAGCTAGTAGCTGTCTAGTGGGCAGGCAGTGAAGCTGACAGCGCAACCCCGGCGAACAGGGGCGCGACTGTCTTGCTGTACCTATGGGAATACGCAACCCGGCTTACCCCGGCTCTGCACATACGGTCACCGCGTGTTGACCGTGGCAATGGGCATTCGGCTCTGCCTAACACGCACAAACCATCTCCCCCAGAAGTTCCCCCTGGCGCGCTGCGTCCGGGGGTCTTTTGGCTGAGGTGCTTTGCATCTCCATCCCTCTAGCTGTGAGTTTCAGCATGAAACGCAACTGGTATCCCCCCGGATCACTGATTGGCCCCCATTGGGAGGTTCAGCTCAAACACGCGGTGAGCCAACAGTGGGTCACCTACACCGAACACTGCACGTCAGCCCAGGCTGAGGCATTGGCTGAGCGGTATTCCATCGTGGCCGATGGCAACAGCGCCCGCGTTGTGGAGGTGCAGTGATGATCACCACCCACGCCACCGAGCGCGACTTCGCCCGCTGGGAAGCTCACGCCAAAGCCCTGGACGCCTACTCCCTGCGCTACGTCATCTCCGACTGCAAGCAAGCTGCAGCCGGAATGTGCGGCTGGAACCCTTCCCGCGAGGGCTACTACCTCGACCAAGCCGCGACCTACGGCATGGAACTCACGCGCCGCAACCGCCAGCTCCCACCCGCTTTGCGCCACCGCTGACCCATTCAGAAACCGCACACGCTATGACCACCGTTCACCGGATCGACACCGGCGAGACCTTCGCCTACACCCTTTCCCCCGCACAAGCGGTCATCGCCGCCTACGAGCAGCACACCTGCCGCAACTGGAATACCTGGCGCTACCGCGACCCCTCTCAATACAACGGCTACCGCCGCACCGAGCACGGCCACGAATGCAATGGCTATTGGGCAAAAGCATGAACGCAGAACTCTCCATCCACGCGGAGGACTTCGACGCCCTCCTGAAGTACTTCGCCCGTGCAAACCAGTTCCATTACGACGGCTACTGCACCGAGGGCGAATTCGAAGTCGTCCAGGACTACATCGACCAGATCAAGGACCTTGCCCTGAATCATCGCCGATGAAAACCCACTTCTCCAATCGCGCTATCCCTCCCGTGACTGCCGATCAGCTCCGCTCTGTCGGTGTCGACCCCTCCGACCTCTGGTGGTCTCCCACCTTCCACAGCTGGATGTTCTGCGGCCCCCTTGCTGCACAGAACCCATACGCCACGACCGGCGCAACCCTCGCCGCGCTCGGCCTAACTCCCGACCCCCGCGCCTGACCGCCATGGCCACCCGCTCCGCCATCGGCTACGCCCTGCCATCCGGCAAGGTGCGCGCCGTCTACTGCCACTGGGACGGCTACCCGTCACACCAGCTCCCCATCCTCAAAGAGCATTACAACTCCCTGCCCAAGGTCCGCGCCCTGGTCAAACCGGGATCCATGTCGTCGCTCCGCACCTCCCAGATCTGGGAGTCCGACGCCACCCGCGACCCCCAACCCCTCTACCACCACGAACGCGGCGCCGGCCCCTGGTGCGCCGGTGATGGCAGCAACTACGGCGACCCCCCGAGCACGGTCACCGAGGCCGACATCGAACCCCACTGGCGCGACTACGGCTGCGAGCACCTCTACGTCTTCCGCCCCGGCTACGGCTGGTTCCATTACGAGCTCTGACTCATGCCCACCACCACCAACACCAACGGGCGGGTCCTCTACGAGGGTCCGTCCTTGCTCGATGGCGCCCCCATCGTCGTCATCGCCACCGGCTTCGCCGAGTCCTCCGCCAACGGCAAGACCGGCGGCATGCTCCAGACGTGGATCTTGCGGCAGGACATCCCCCCGCACCACGCCTTCCGCACCGAGGACGGCTACTCCGTCTGCGGTGACTGCCTCCACCGCCTCAACGACACCTGCTACGTCCGCTGGTATCAGGCGCCCCTTGCCGTCTGGAACTGCTGGCACCACGGCGCCGGCTACGCCCCGGCAGAGCCGTCCGACTTCGACGACCGCATCCTGCGGATCGGCTCCGCCGGCGACCCCTGCGCTGCGCCTGCCGATGTCTGGCTTCCTCTGCTCAGCCGCGTAGCGGCTCATACCGGTTACACCCAGCAGTGGCGCACCGAGCTGGCCGCCTGGGCCCGCGGTGTTCTCCAAGCCAGCTGCCACGGCTTCTCCGACTACCTTGAAGCCACCGCCCACGGCTGGTCAACGTTCCTCGTCACCCCCGCCGACACCCCCGACCCCGACGGCACGGTCCACTGCGCCGCCTCCACCGAGCGCGGCCATAAAACCACCTGCGCTGCCTGCACCTTGTGCGACGGCGCGACGGCCAACGTCGTGATCCACGCCCACGGCTCCCGCGCCTCTCGCGTGGCCTTGCGTAACTGATTCCTGATTTGGTTGACTCTTTCCCATGAAACGCGCACACTGCAGAAGCACCCGCACCCGTTCGCCCATGCGCCCCTGGCATGCCGCTGAATACGCCTGGGGCGTGGGCCTCGGCCTGGCCCTGGCCGCCATGGCGATCGATTACGGCCGCTCCGCCGCCCCAACCCCGAGCGCGCTGCCTGCCGCTCAAACGCTCACCCAGTTCCCCGGCCCATGACCAGCACGCACTACGCCGAGCGGTTCTGCCCGCCGGATGCCCCACCCCAGCCCGAGCCCGTCGCCGTGTGGCACTTCCTATCCGACGACTGGGAGCACGAGCACTGGGCCCAGACCGCTGAAGAAGCGGACGAACTGATCGCCGCCTACGCCGAGCGCGGCGAGCCGTACACCCTCCGCCAGCTCCTGGTGGAGCCCGACGAGTGCCCTCCCAGCGAGGACTACTCCGACGCCTACTGCACCGATCTCTGAATCGGTCGCCTCTTTCCTCTCATCCTCTCTCTGCTGTGACAACAACACTCATCCGGCGCACCGCGCCCCGGCGCAAACGCGCCTACGCCCCCTCCGGCGACGTCGGCAAGCACCTCGCCGAGGCCCGGTCCCTGCAGCTCCGCATTCAAGAACTGACCGCTTTGTACGACGCCGAGCGGGCCTGGCTGCTGACCCACATGCAACAGCAAGGTCTGCAGTCCGTAGAGCTGGGCGCCATCCGCTGCGTGCTCAAAGAGCGCAGCCGCTGGTCATACAGCCCCGAGACCGAGCGCGACATGCAAGCGCTCCAAGTCACCCAGAAGTGGGAGCAATCCCACGGCATCGCGCAGAACACACCCACCCACTACACCGCAATCACAGAGGCCCAGTCATGAGCACCACCACCCAACTCTCCCGCGGCGACCTGCACCGCACCTTCCTGGCGATGGAGCTTCACGGCGGCGGCTTCTGCGCCGCCCTCGCCAACGCCTGGTACAAGGCCGACCCCGGCAACAAGGCCCGCATCGAGGCCGCCTTCCCCCATTACCTGGAGGACTTCGGCCCGGATTCGAGGTTCTTCTATCTGCAGAACAACTGAGCTATGACCTACACCGCCCCCTCCTTCCCGCTGCCGTCTATCCACCTCAACGGCACCGGCCGCGAGCGTCTCCTCGCCGACTACCAGAGCGCCTACAAGCTGCTCTGCACCGCGTGTGACGCCTTCGCCGAGATCGAGTTCAACGCCCGCGACTACTACGTCCAGGGCGACTACGCCTTCAACGCCGCCCGCACCCAGCGCGACCGCGCCCGCCTCCACTTCGGCGCTTTGAAGCAATACCTGGAGGCCCATCTGCTGCACCTTGCTGTGGACTGATGAGTAACCCCGCCTTCAACCTGCTCCAACTCGAACGCCACCCCAACTGGTACGACCACCTCGGCCAAGCCGAGGCCGCCATGGCCGAACAAGACCGCATCGACGCCATCCGCACCGCCGCGGGCTGGACCTGCGACGAGGGCGGTTGGTACTCCCCCTGCGGCATGCACGAGTCCGACTGGGAGCTCGAAGGGCGCCCTTTCCCCGAGGACCCCGACTACGCCGCGTTCTGGTCGGCCTACATCCACTACGAGTTCATGGACTCCTGCTCATGACTGACATGCAACGTCGCAGCCAACGCATCGCCGTCACCGTGGCCCACGGCGTCTTCCAGCGCCTGGCACAGGTCTCGACGGAACAAGGCCGCTCGATCTCCAACCTGGCCGCCTACCTGATCGAACGCGGCCTGGAGCGGGAAATCTTGTCCTGAATAGGTTGACCATTCACCTCAACCCCCTTAGGCTCAGACCAGGGCCGCACAGCCCGTCCTCCCGAGGGGTGCGTCTCGGATCAACGCACGTCATCCACACCGGCGCTTCGCCGATTCTCAACAAGGACTATGCAAATGACTCTCAGCAGCCCCAACCGCGTCAGCACCGCGTTCTCCGCCGACAGCTCCGGCCCGATGGTTTACGGCCGGTATCGCGACCGCGGCTACGCCGTGAACCCACTGATCGGCCGCGTCGGCACCATGACGCCCGAGAACGCCTCCGCCTGTGAGGCATTCGCCATCGCCGGCCTGGACTGGACCGCCGACAAGCGCCCCGCCTTCTTCATGGGCCCCGACGGCCCGATCGAATCCCCCGAGCACTGCTCGATTGTTCGCAGCGACACCAACCAGCTCCTGGGCATCCACGGCTCGGGCTACACGCCGGTCCAGAACACGGCCCTGGTGAACCTGCTCGACTACCTCCGCGAAGACATCGAGATCGAAAACGTCCTCTCGATCCGCAACGGCCGCAAGATCTTCGCCACAGCCTCAATCCGCGCCGAGGACGAAGTACTCCCAGGTGACCGGGTCCGCCGCTACATCCACGCCTTCAACAGCTTCGACGGCTCCAGCTCCTTCGGCGTGTTCTTCAGCGACGTCCGCCTGCGGTGCGCCAACCAGCTGAGCTACCTGACCGGCAAGGCCGCCACGTTGGCTAGCCGTGACGGCTCCGGTCTGCGAATGAAGCACACGGCATCAGTCACCCAGTTCGCCGAGAACCTGCCGCACCTGATCGACCTGGAGCGCCGCTCCTTCCGCCAGTCGATCGACGAGCTGCGCTCCCTGACCAACGTCCAGCTCACCACCGAGCTCGCCCGGCGCGTTCTGGAGAGCACCTTCGCCGACAAGCTTGCTTCTCCAATTAAGGACAAGGACACCGGCAAGCCACGCCAGCGCACAATCGCCGACCTCCCCGAGATCGACGTCATCCGCAGCCACTACGCCGGTGACACCGGCCTGGGCATCCGAGACCTGCCCGGTTGCGCCGGCACGCTGTACGGCCTGTACAACGCCATCACCCAGTTCGAGACACACGACGCAGGCCGCGCCAAGGACGAGACCGACCGTGCCCGCGCCCGCCTCGAAGCCCTCTGGGGTGGCAGCAGCGCCAAGCGGATCGACCGTGCCCGCGAAGCCTGCCTGGCACTGGTGTGACCCCGCTGGCGGGCATCGCCGTAAGACCAGCCTCTCTCGCCCTCTGCCCACCGTCGGCAGTCTGGAACAGACAATCCGACTTACACAACCTCAGCTATGCCCGAGACCGCTCCGATCATCACCTTCACGAACGAATCAATCCTGGCGTGGCTTAAAGAGAAAGGTATCAACGGCGAATGTCTCGAATACGTCCGTCCCGACGACATCCTGCACCGCCACGTCTACGGCCACCTGCCGTACTGGTTGGCGGCTTATGCCGACTGCTTGTCTGAGGTGACCCTGCCCCGGCTCGACCGTGACGACCGAGACCGCTTCAACCGTGGCCTGTTGTCAGTACAGGAGATGGATGCCGCGGGCGCCCAGGTCGCGACGTACCGGATCCGCAAGGCGTGAGCAACAAAAAGCGCCGGGTTTCTCAGGCCCGGCGCGCTCATCCACACGACCGGCGCTGTGAGTCAACCGACCATGCCCTCCCAGTTTCCCACGCCCGGCCCAAATGGCCATCCCTGACACCCCGCAAGCCCTGATCGAGGGGTCGAGCGAATCGACCCTGACGATTCTCCACGACGAGTACGACGAGCTCAGCGCCCGCGACCAACGCCTCGTGCGCCTGGTCCACGCCGAGCTCCTGAAAGGGGAACTGACCGACACGGCCTTCGCCCAGATGCTGTCGACTCTCGTCAACACCTGGCAGTCCCTGAGCTCAGCAGCGCTCGAAGCGGTGTACAACCGCATCGAAACCGAAGACGAGCTCGACACGGACTGGATCCACGCCGTCGCTCATTTCACCCGCATGGACCAGTACCAGAACCACCTCCTCGCCGCCATCGGCGAGAACCCAGGCGTCCCCGCCGACGCCCCCGAGGCCGGTCGCTACAGCATCCACGGGCCTGGCGATTCTTAAGGATCGGGCCCTTCCCTCGGCTCACCCACCCCGACACACTGGATCAGGTGAGCCGAGACCGCCAACCAGGGCAGGTCGTGCTCCGCACAACCAATACCCCCCTGTTGCTCATGGATTACGCCATGGCTGGCTTTGCTGCGTACGAGTTCATGCAAATCGACACCGGCATCGCGCTGTACAGCACGTTTGCCACCCAAGCCGAAATCCTGAAAGCCAATGCCAATCTCCGCAACAACGGCTCCACCAATCGCTTTGTACCGGCCGGCACGTTCTCCTCGCCGTCGCTTCACGCTGCGTGCTGACGACGGATTCCTTGCTGCCTGCACCGGTGTGAGCGGCCCGCCGGTAGCCGTCGTGCCTGATTACCGCGACGCCGTCCACTTCGTGGACTTCAGCACCGCGGCCCGCCGAGGCCACCTGATGGCCGAGCTCGGCTGGCCGGGCCTCCGCATTGTCGAAGTAACGCTTGACTGAGCTCCGCTTCGCTTTTCTCATCCACACCTCTCGTTCTCACCCACCATGGCTGCTTCGTTCTGGACTTCACTGGCCACCTACTGCCAGGAGCTGGCCCCCGTGGCTGGCACCCTTCTCGGCGCCGTGGGCGACACCGCCACCGCCGTTGACCGCGCCGGCCGCTCTACCCAGGCCCTGCGCAGCGACTCCGACCGCCTGGAGCAGCTGCTCTCCGCCGAGGACGCATGAGTACGACCGTCCACACCAACCCACTGGACCTATCGGACGCGGATTTTCTGCAGCGTGCGCAAGCAATGTGCAGCACCAAAGCTGCGTACTGCAGCCGTGCCGAGGCGGTTGCCTTCACTCGGCGTCGCGGTTATGCAGAAACTGCATACTCCTGCCCATGGTGCTATCAGTGGCACCTGACGAGTTACGACCGCGCTCGCTCCAAGGCATTCCAGCGCCGACTGAAACGGTTGCTACGCCAATAAGCATTTACAACCGTTGTAGTCTTCACTAACTACAAACTGCTGTCCTTTTCCTGCCTGAGATGACCCTCACCCCTCACCTGAACGAACTGCCTTGTGACCCTGTTGCGCAGCAGGCCCGCCAGGAGCGCCTCGACCGCCTCTACGTGCTGGATGGCCGGGACCACATCGACCACGAAAACCGTGGCCTGTACACGGGTCTTGCGCTGAAGTACCCCGACGTCGCATGACCCACACAGCCACTCCTCCGCTCCACGAGCCCGACCGGATCGAACGTGACTTCTGGGCGTTCCACGTCGCCAACCCGCGGGTCTACACCGAGCTGCGGGACCACGCCCTGCACTTTCGCCGCAAGGGCCGCACCCACTACGGCATCAAAGCCCTGTTCGAGGTCGTGCGGTTCCACCGTGCCCTGCAGACAACGGACAAGTGCGCGGAATGGAAGATGAACAACAACTACTCCGCGCTCTACGCCCGACTGCTGATGGCGAACGAACCGGAGCTGCGCGACTTCTTCCGCATCCGCTCTCGCCGCGCCCTGTGCGTTGGCCCGCGGCCATGAGCCCCGACGACATCAGCGTCGAGTACTACGTCGACCGCCACGGCCACGACTGTTACCGCATCTGCCTCCCCGAGGGCGGCCCTTGCTCCATCGTCTCGTCGGCCCACCTGATCGACGAGCGCAAAGCCCAGCTCCTCCGCGCCTTTACCTCCACCACGACCTCATGAAGCGCTACGCCTTGCTCGCCATCGTCCTGGGCCTCGCCCTCGGCGCCACCGCCCGCTGGGCCCGCACGCCGGTTAGCTCCGATGCCTCCGACTCCTGGCTGGACTGATGGGGATTAACCGCCAAGGCCCGCCCTGCCCCGAGTGCGGCTGCCTGACAACCGACGTGAACCGGACCAACCGCACCCCCGAGGGCCACTTTTGGCGCCGCCGGGACTGTCCGAGCTGCGGATCGCACTTCCAGACCATCCAGCACACCGAGATCGTCGCTCCGAAAGGAACAGTGCGCTGGCAGGGTCGCATCGTACGTGTGAATTGGTCGCTATTTCGGGATTACTTCGCATCACTTGTCACATCATGAGTACAACAACACTGGTTCTAATGATTGCTTGGTCAGTCGCATTGGGCATTCTCTACGTGAAAGGAACGTCATGACTGATCCCATCACCCCACCACCGGAGCTGGTGCAGCAGTGGTGCTCTCAGCTCTTCGGCTGTGATGACAAGCCGGAACTCGCCGCTTACGAGCTGGCCCGCTTGGCCTCTGAATGGGGTGCCACGCAAGAACGTGAGCGCTTGGTCAACGTGATCTCATCGCTGACCATGACACGAGAAGACTTTAGGAACCTGCCGGGGGTGGTCAGACATGCCTGACTACCGAGCAACGCCTGAGCAGTGGGCTGATGCCGGAGCGTTTGCTTCCGACACTCGCGCTTGCCTCCTCGAACTCCGCGCCAAGGTCGAGGCGCTGGAGGCCAACGCCACCTGCCCGCACATCGTCACCAGCAGCGAGGGCACCAGCTACTGCACTCTGGCGGAGGCCAACTCCAAGCCAACTCCTAATCAAAGCCAAATTAGGAGTTCGCTGGTGGAGCGGGTGGCGCTTGCCATCAGCGGGATTGAGTACGGCCTGGAACGGGACGAGGAAGCCGTCAACTGGGCATCTGAAGCCCGAGCCGCAATCCGTGAGATGGCCTTGTGGCTTAACGAAGAACCCTTAGATCTGTACCCCGGCGATCGTGGCATCGTCGTCAACGCTCTTTACGACCAAGCCAACCAATGACTAGCTTTCACCCAGCACCATTCCAAGACTTCTCCACCGAACTGCGCGATCCGTGGCCCGTTGTGGAGCGGCTGCGCATGGCACTGCGCGAAGCAGAGCGCTACTGCCTTGGCGCTGAAAACACCACGGGACACTGCATCACATCCCTTCTTGAAATCCTGCCCAACGAAGATGACTGATCAACGACTCATCTCTCCACCCGCTGAAGTGATCCGCCAATGGGAAGCCGAATGGGACACCAACGGCGCTGCCCATTGCGACAAGACCCTCTACATCGCCGCTAAGGCTGCAACCTGGGGCGCCAAGGCTGCCATTGAGTGCGCTCTCAGGGACACTGCTTCATGCCACTGGCGTGTTGCTGATGGCCCTGAAGATGGAGTGCAGCTCGTCCGCGCCAGTGATCTGGTGGCTTGGGCTACTGCCATCGGCAAGCGCTATGAGGTTGAAGAATGACCGACGCCATCACCCCACCGCCGGAGCTGGTGCAGCAGTGGATCAATGAGGAAGATGGCCTCACGGCAGGGCACATCGCCACCCGCGCCGCCCAATGGGGCGCAGACACTGAGCTGGAGGCGTGCTGTGAGGTGCTTGCCCGTGAATTGATTTGCGACGGCAAACATGTTGCAACAGATCTCCGTACGATTCGCCGCCCCAAGCCGCCGAGCTTGAAGGAGCAAAGCCTTGCCCTGATTGATCTGATCCAAGGCAACAAGAAAGCCTGGGACATCAGTGATCTGGATGTCGTCCGCCGCGCCTTGGAGCAACTCAATGACTGACCACCTCACCTCCCGCGCCCAACGCCTGATTGACGAGTTCGAGGAGGGCCAAAGCGTTCGCCATGGCATTGCCAAGGTGCTAACGCATCTGGCCTAGTACGAAGCCGGCTTCACCGATGAACACGGCCAGCTCAGGCCGCCTTACAAATCGGAGGATCTGAATGATGACTGATTGCCATTCCATTGTCCCACCTCGCGAATTGGTAGAGCAATGGGCTTCCGAAAAAGCCTACGAAGACCGCGATTGGCTTTATGAATTACATATCGCCCATTGCGCCTCCCAATGGGGTGCTGATCAGCAACTTGAGGAAGATGCAAAATGGCTAGATCATAATGCCTTGAATGAGCCGCATCTAAGGATCACTCCAGTAGGTGAATCATTGAAAGAAGCGATGCGCCCCAAGTCGTTAAGCCTGAAGAAGCAGGCATTGATCAAGCTTGGTGACGTTTACAACCAAGACAAAATTGACGACATTGCTTACGACACCATCCGCCGCGCACTGGAGGCGCTACCTGAATGACTGATGCAGACCGCTACCAATGGATTAAACGACAGAAGAATCTCGTACTTAGTACAGAGGGTGTCAAGTGGATCCGTGAAACCGGTGAAGAATACCATCCGTCTCACCGCTTGGCTGTAAATGGAACAGGCTTTCACGGTATAGAACAACTCGATGATCTAATCGACCAAGCGATGGAGATCTATCAATGACTGACCACCCAATCACCCCACCGCCGGAGCTGATGCAGCAGTGGGACACAGAAGGCCGCCATCAGGACTACTGCACTGTCACTGAGTACGTTGCCCACCACGCCGCCCAATGGAGCGCCGACCAGGAGCTGGAGGCGTGCTGCGAGTGGCTGATTGGCTGGGACACTTGCGAAGGCGAACGTCTTGCTTCATTGCTGCATAAAGGCCGCCGCCCTAGGCCGCCGAGCTTGAAGGAGCAGGCGCTGAATGCTCTGGATGCAGTTGATTCATTCGGCAATGAGGGCGACCGTGACACCATCCGCCGCGCCCTGGAGCAAATTGATGACTGACTTCCGAACACTTTGCGCTGAGCTGGTTGACTGCTTGGAAAAAGCCAACTGGCCCTTGCGGCATAAGAGTCTTTTTGAAATCTGCACCGCCGATGCCCGCGCCGCTCTGGCCCAGCCCGAGCCGCAGGGGCCGACGGATGAGGAGTTACTGGAGCTGATGCCCGAAACGATGCGGGATGAGTTCAGCTATGCGGCCAAGGTCTGCAGTGATGCGACTGGCGGCCAGGTCAAACCTGGCATCTTTCGTGTCTGCTTAAACCACTCAGCACTGGAGTACGCCCGCGCCGTCTTAGCCCGATGGGGGAATCAATGACTAAACCTTTCTCCCCCGCCGCGCAGGCAATTCTGGACGCCTACGGCGACTTCGAGCCAGCGGATGTCGATGCAATGGCAGCAGCCCTGCGCGCCGCTGCGGATCAGGTGGTGCCGGAAAACCGGTTTGGGCCGCCAGATAACGCTGCTGCGGTGCAGCGCGAGATCACGCGAGCAGGCATCCTCGCTATTGCCGCCGAACTGAAAACCTCTACCACTGAAAACCTCTACCACTGAAAACCGATGACTGACTTTCGAGCACTATGCGCTGAGTTGCTGGACTGGCTAGAGGTAGCGCCAGCCGAGTTGGTGGACCGCGCCCGCGCCGCTCTGGCCCAGCCCGAGCCGCAGGGGCCAATGCCCGAAGTAGATGACATTCTGCGTTTGGCAGCAATCATCCGTAGGGTTGACGGCAACCACGACAAAGGCGCTGCTGCGTTGGCTGAGGCAATCTTGAGCCATCCCGACAGCCGCTGGCAACACGCCCAGCCCGAGCCGCCGAGCTTGAAGGAGCAGGCGCTAGACGTTCTGCAGCGGTACACCTCTGGCGAAATAGTGCTCATGGATTCGGGCATTGACACCATCCGCCGCGCTTTGGAGCAACTCAATGACTAAACCTCTCTCCCCCGCCGCGCAGGCGGTGCTGGATGCCTTCCTAGGCGATTGCGAGGACACAGGGCTGCAAATGGATGATCTTCGTGAGAATGTCGCCGCCGCCCTCCGCGCTGCTGCTGAGCAGCTTGATGTGACCAATGGTGAGTGCCCAGGAGTGACACCCTTTGAGATTGGTTTCTTGAAGGGTGCTGCCCGTTGCCAGAAGGACCTCCTCGCCATCGCCGCCGAGCTGGAGGGCCAGTGAAACTCGAAATCAAGCTCACCGACGAGCGCTACCGCCAAGGATCCATCGACGAACCCGGCGAGATGACAACCACCTGGGAGGCCGACATGGACGACTGCTCAATCCATGCCTGGTTCAAGGTCTTTGAGAGCGTCCTCGGAGCTGCCGGCATGACCGAAAAGCTGATCATGCGCGGCGCCTGCCAGCTGGCCTTCAACGAATGCCGCCCAATCGAGGACATGGTGAAGCTCAGCAAGGACTACGACCTGGACTTCGCCGCAGAACGACAACAGCGCGAGGGCTGAGCCAATGAAGCACCTTCAGCTCTACTGCGTGACGTTCTCCCACGCTCCTGCGCTGCACTTAATGGCACGAGACCTGCCTCACGCCATTACTACAGCAAAAGAACTCTGCCCTAACACTACCTTTCTCAGCGCCCATCTCGTGCCCGAATGGGACGACAACACGCCCACTTTTCCCCGCTAATCTGAAGCACAACTTCGGCAACCTTCAGCACGGTTCGGAACATGCCGGCACGAAATGCGTCCCTCATTGACGGCCTCCGCGAGAACGAGCGCATGGCCGCCGAACTGCTCGCCCGCGGTAAGACCTGCCGCGAAGTTGCCCGCGCCCTCGGCGTCTCCGAGCGCGCCCTCTACAACTGGCGCAAACGCCCCGCGGTCCAGCGCGCCGTCTACGCCCTGCAGCAGGAGCTGATCGACGTCTCCGAGTCCAAGGGCCTGGCGTTGATGCCTGACGCCATCGCGACGCTCACCGAGATCATGAGCGACCAGAACGCCCGCGCCAGCGACCGCATCGCCGCCTCCCGCGCCCTGTTGAACGGCGCCGCCGCCTACCAGGAGCGCAAGCTGCTGGAGCGCACCGTCTCGGACCTGGAGTCGCAGATCTACGGCCTGATGCAGATCCCCGACGCCACCCCCGAGGACGACGGCCCCGAGCTCCTGCCCTCTGCCGACCCCGAGGACGCGTAGCGCCCCGCGCCCATGACCGCCTCCCTCTCGCAGCTGCAACGCCGCGCCGACCGCCTGCGCCTCGAACTGGCCCGCCGCGCCGCACGCGCCGCGAACTTCGACCCGGCCGTACCCCCAACGAAGCTGCCGGGCGTGGACGACTGGCCGTCGTTCGCACGACGCACCTGGATCCGCACGGCCGGCACGGTGGCGCCGTTCGACCCATACGCGTACCAGATCGCGCTGGTCGAGAGCATCAACGCGCACCCGAACACGATCATCAACAAGTCGCGCCAGATGGGCGCCTCGGAGACGGTCTGCTCCTACCTGCTGTGCCGCGCCCTCACCGAGCGCGGTTTCGCCGCGGTGATCTTCTCCAAGACACAACAGGACGCCTCCGAGCTCGGCCGCCGAGTCCGCGCCATGGCCAACTCCATCGAGGGCGAATCGATCCGTTACCTGACGGACAGCAACACGCAGATCGCCATCGAGGGGCGCGGCACGCTGTACTTCCTGCCCGCCTCACCCCGCGCCGCCCGCGGCATCCCGAGCTGCTCCGTTCTGTTCATGGACGAAGGCGCCTTCCTTGACGGCGCCGCCGAGATCTACCGGGGCGCCATGCCGACCTTGTCCATGGTGGGCGAGGCGGCCAAGGTGATCGTCACCTCGACCCCCGACACCGAGCTCGACTGGTTCGGCCAGCTGTGGCACCAGGGCACGCCGGTCGACTGGTACGACCACGTCCGCCGCCGCGAGATCGTCAAGCTGAACACGGCCCTGGCCGAAGTGCAGGACTCGTGGAACCGCGTCGCGATCCACTACAGCCAGCATCCGATCTACGGGGCTGACCCGGAGTGGGCGCAGCGGACCCGCGAGTCCCGCCGCATGACCCAAGCCGCATGGGACAGCGAATACGAGCTGGCCTTCGGCGCGACCGATACCCAGATCTACCCAACAGACCTGATCCGCCGTGCCACCCGCGGCCACTGGCGCGAGTGCGGCTCGATCGGCCGCACTTACGTGATCGGCATTGACCCGAACGCCGGGGGCAACGATTACTTCACCGCTCTGGTACTGGACATCACTGCTACGCCCTACGAGGTCGTAGCCATGTACCACGAGAACGGCAAGAGCACTGATTACAGCTTGCGCCATGTGAAGTCCCTCATCGAGGATTACCTACCGGAGCGGGTAATCGTGGAGAAGCAGGCGATGGGAGCCGTAATCGCAGAGGCGCTCGCCAACATCCTGCCTAACTATGCTATCGAGACGTTCAGCACTAGCCGTCCCAGTAAAGTAGTAGCAACGGATCGCATCTTGTACTACATGGAGCGAGACGAGCTGATCTTCCCCAACGGCGCCATCCCCAACGAGCTACGTGCTTTCCAGCAAAAGGAATCTGGATCCCGCGAAGCAGCCTCAGGGGCCCATGACGATACTGTGATGGCGTTGGCTTTCGCCTGCAGCGCCGTCCCCGAGTCCCCTAATACTGCGGGGTTCTTCGCCCACATTTAATTGTATATTTAACCGCTTCCAATTCCAACACCAGGGGGTCTAGCTATCTGGTGAGAGCAGCCGACTCATAATCGGTCTAAGGCGAGTTCGATCCTCGCGGCCCCCATGCCCCACACCTTCTCCCCCGAGCTCGAAGACTGGACAGCAGACCAAGTGCGCTGGCACCTCGCACGCGGTGAAGGCCAGACCGCCCATCTCGCCCGCTCGATCGCCAGCCTCGCCCCCGAGGGCGTCGAGTATGAACCCCTGGCGCGCCTGGTGGACCGTGTTCTGCGCCGTCTTCGCCTAGCTGGCCAAGCCAACTACTGCACCAGATCCCGCGCCTGGAAACTTACGCCGTTCGGACTGGATGTAGCCACAGCCATATGTCCGCCTCCCGTTCCGGATCCCAGAACGTCTGAGCCCGAAACCACCTAACCCAGTCCAACTCCGAGCCCTTGGCTCGATTGCAGTCTGCGCAAGCCGCGATCAGGTTCTGCGCGACGGTGTGCCCACCTCTGCACCGAGGGCGGACATGATCGAGCGTGCGCGCCGGCCTACCGCAGTAAGCGCAAAGGCACTTCCAGGAATCGAGGATTCCCTGCCTGAACCGCAGCTTGGCAAGACGCTTCGAAAGGAGGACGGATCCATCGATGTGATGGTCCACCATGCGCCGAATGCCGCTTACCCAGCGTATGGACTCCCGAGCACGGCCAGAACCGACTCTAAGTTTTTGTAGGTCGAAGTTGAGTTCTTGTGCCCGGACTCTAAGTTTTTGTGCCTTGAAGCTAAGTTTCTCTCGATTTTTCCCGATCTGTGTGACTTACAAGAATTCAGCCTCAACTCGTAGACTCTGTGTATGACCCCCCGCCCACTCCTGCCGTGGAGCCGCTTGTTTCCGATAAATTCCGGAACGATATAAGTAGTAATAGAAACGACGGTGCACTTGTCAACGTCCTCACCGGCATGGGTATTGCCGGAAAAGACAAAACAGCTGCTACCTCAGTCGGCTCCAATTACCTCCTAACGCAAGGCGAGCTCGAAGCCCTCTACAGCCACGGCGTTCCCCGTCGCTATGTCGACGCCATCGCCGACGACATCCTGCGCCACCGGGCCACAATCTCCATCGGGGGTGATGACGCCGGCGCCCAGGACGTCACCACCTCGTTCGAGGAGTACCTGAAGGCCACGCAGTTCCACGCTGCCTTGTCTGAGGTGATAAAGCTGCAGCGCTTGTACGGCGGCGCTGGCCTCGTGCTGCTCATTGACGACGGCCTCCCCGAGGACGAACCCGTCGACGCCAGCCGCATCCGCGCAATCCGTGGCTACGTCGCACTCTCCCGCCACGAGCTGATTCCCGAGGACTTCACAATCACCGACTGGTCCAAACCCAGTCATTACCGGATCACCACGAGTCAGCGCATCACCCCGGAGCAGGACGGCCCCTACGTCAACGTCCGCATCCACAGCTCCCGCGTCGCCCGCTTCGACGGGCTGTACTTGCCCTGGCAGCTCCGTGCCCGCAACACCGGCTGGGGCCACAGTGTTCTCCAACTGATCTGGGCGGCGTACAAGCGCTACGAGTCGGCCATGTCGGGCCTGGAGTCGATGACCTCCGACGCCGACCTGTTCGTCCACAAAATCCCCGGCCTGTTCCAGCGCATCGCATCCGGCAACGAGAGCGACCTGCGCAAGCGCCTGGAGGCCAACAACCTCAGCCGCTCGGTCTACGGCGGCATGGTGGTCGACGTCGAGGAAGACCTGCAGTTCCTCAACCGCGCCCTCGCCAACATCGCGAGCGCGACCGACCCCTTCGTCAAGGATCTCCAGGCTGCCACCGGCTGGCCCGCCTCGATCCTGATGGGCGACTCCCCCGGCGGTCTCGGCAAGGAAGGCCGCTTCGAAGAGCGCGTCTGGGCCTCGCTGGTCGAGCAATGGCAGGAGGTGTACTGCCGCACCCCAGTTACCGAGGTGTTCTCGTACATCCTCGCCTCCCGCGAAGGTCCCACCCGAGGCCGCGTACCGCAGTCCTGGGCGACACACTTCCCCTCGGTATTCACCGAGACCAACGAGGAAAAAGCCGCCCTGCGTCTACAGATGGCCCAGGTCGACGCCCAATACGTGAACCTCGGAGTACTCAACGCTATTGAAGTACGTGAATCCCGTTTTGCCGGAACGGAGTACAGCATCGAGACCGCGCTGAACGACGTCGTCTCGGAACAGCTCGTGACACAGGCCGACGCGTCATTCCAGTCCCAGATGATGGGCTACGAGGCTCAGGCCCAGGCGCTGCAGAACCCGCCGGCGCAGGAAGCGCAGCCCCCCGAGAACGAAGCCCCACCTGAGCCTGCTCCTGCCACGAAGCGCGGCGACATCTTCGACAACTACGAGGCCCACGGCCTGCGGATCCGCGTCACCCACACCGCCGGTGCGATCCGCGCTGGTCACCTTGTCGGGCCCGACGGCCAGCGCACCGACTCCAGCGCAGCGGCCCCGCTGATGGTCTTCGGCCCCAACCGCGCCCGCAGCTACAAGCTGTACCGAGCTCGCTTCGACACACCGGACGGCAGCCTGATTGAAGGCCCCTACGTGACAGGCTTCGCCTCGTTGCGCGCCGCCAAGCAAGGCGTGTCTGCGCTATTCCCTCGGCAGAATGTGGCAGGGCTATCCCCCGTCCCCGAGGGCGAACTTGAGGCCCTCCGCGCCGGATGGGAGGTGTACTGATGGACAACCAGCACCCCCTAACGCCCGACGGCTTCCGCACCGCGGCGTACCTGGCCGCCCGAGAGCGCCTGGACTTCCGCAGCGCCAAAGGCCCTAAGTGCAACCCGCCCAACCGTGTCTGCGGTGACCGCTGCATCCCACCGAACTGGAACTGCCGGGTCAAAGGCGAAGGCACTGACTCGCACTCGCGGGTGGTCGCCGGTGACCCACTGGCCGGTGCCGCTTCAATCGCCCGAGGCCGCCGCCGTCTTGTAACAGGCTTCAAGAAAGGAAGTCTTGTCGATATCCAAGGCGGCAGAGCTGCTATCGAACGCGGCATCGTCAAGGCAGTACCCGGTCAAAACATCAAGCAGAAGGAAGCCCTGCGCAAGAACGTCAATAAGGTTCTGCTTCCTGTTGCGACAGCTGTTTTCGGCATCTGGGCCCTCCAGCGCGGCCACGAGGGGATGAAGCTGCTGGTCCCGCAGTACCGCAACGGGATTGGGCGGGACATCGAGACCTCCATGACCAGCGCGGTCAGCTGGGGGCTCGACCGAGTGCCGTTCAGTGGCCAACTGCGTGTACAGGAGCGCCGTCGTGCTGGCCTCGAAGCCCAGCGCCTGGGTCGCGCTGTGTCTCGCAACCTTTCCTTCGACCCCGCCAACGCTGGCGGCGGTGAACGCTATTTCCCACATGTGAGCACCCGAGAGCGGCGTGCCTTCACCGGCCTGGACACCGCAATCAAAGAGGCGTACGCGCGTAAAGGCAGCGGCAACTACGCCAATTTCAGATCGGACCTTATGGGTTCAACAATCGGTGCCAACGTAGGCGGCAAGAGCCTGTACAGCGAAGTTGCTACTGCGCACCACCTGGCGCGTCAGTTCAGCATCGACCCCTCGACGATCACCAATCGTGACGGTGCCGGCTCTCGCTTCCACATCGAGAACAGGCTGAGCACTGCGCTGACGTCGGCGCGCACCAGCATGCGACAGGACATGCTGCAGCGGGGCCTTGACCCGAAGAATGCCACCGATGTGAACCGGTACGTGGAGATCGCCCGGTCCTCGGCCGCCCCACGGATGCGTGGCCTGAACCCGGACCAGCAGCAGGGCGCCAATGACATGCTTGGCGGCTACATCCGAGACATCGTCTCTGTCGGCAAAACGAGCAAAGACGAGATCAGCACGCGCACAATCGCCAGCGGGATCTTCGAGGAAACCCAGAAAGGGTTCGACAAGAGCTTTGGCGACTTCGCCCGCACGATCAAAGAGGACACCTCTCCGACCACCCGCGTCATCGCCAGCGGTGAAGCCGGCGCTTCGATCCGCACGGCGCTTGTCGGCACCGCCAACCGGGTCAAGCGCGACGTCGGCCTGGCGGACAGCTACACGATCCGTGGCGCCAACCACGCCGAGCTCGTCCTGCAAAAGGTCTGGTACGAGAAGGTGGTCCCCGGCAACTACAGCGGTCGTACCCGCTCCACCTGGAACGCCACCTCCGATGGGGCGATCCGCTACGCAGCCCAGGACATGGGCTGGACCGGCTCGAATACCGATGACGCGGTCGAATTCCTGCGCGCCAACGGCTTTCCACGTCTTGCCCGGCGGCCTTCCGGAGCAGCGGCCAGCCGCCCGGCGCGTCCTGCTACGGGCGCTGAACGCCCCGCCCGCCGTCGGCTGCGTTCACGCAGCGAGCTGATCAGCATGCTGATGCGTGGCACAAACGGCCTCAGCCCCGAGGCCGCCGCTGCCGAGGCCGACCGGATCATCGCCAGGCGCGGTGACGAAGACGATTTCGCCCCCGAGCTCGTGCGCACTGCCACCTACCTCGCCGCCCGCGCCGACTTCAAGGAGAACCCCCGCCTGGGAAAGCCCTGCGGCGCTTCGTACATCCCGAAGGCGCATGAGTGCAGCAAGGGGCGAGGTGCCGGTGAACAACTGAGCAGGGGTGCAGCCCCACGAGGACGGGCTATCGGCGCTGCAGTTGCTCTGACCGCCGGAGCGGGTCTGACCGTTGGCGGACTGCTGGCCTATCGCAACCGCGCTGCCTTGGTCCCCGGCCTGAGTCAGGAGGCAATCCGCAAGCTGTCGACGGCTCAGGTGAAAGCCGGGCTAGACAAACTGCCCGAACAGTTCCGAGAGCCTGCACGCAAGTTGGTAGGGGATGCCAAGCTGGCCGCAGCGCACATGGCTTTGCGGGCCCAAGGCGCTCAGATCAAAGCGGTCGACGTTGATCACAACTTTTCGACCTGGGTGACTGCCAACGGCACTCACCTATCGATTGGATCAGTTGGAGACAGCCTGCTGACCTTCGGTGCTGAGCGCAAAGCGAACATCGGCAAGTTCCCTCAGTTCGGCTTGGGCTTCACAATCAACACCACTTATGACGCCGAGGGCGGTATGCCTAGCGGTCAAGCTCGCCAGCTGCTCCGGACCACCAAGGCCATGTACAAGGCGCAGCTGGACATGCTGCCCGACGACGCTTTCCTCTTCGCGGTCCCCCATAAGGCCGACGGCAAGGGTGCGAAGCGCAAGTCGATCTATGAGGGTTTCGGGTTCAAGGCAATTCCCGGCCTCAAGGGGGACAAGCTCTGGGCCCTGAAGAACCAAGGCAAATTCACCGAGATCCCAGAAGACCAATTCGACATGCTGCGGAACATGATCCGTGGTGATGCTGTCGATGAGAAGAAGCCGCCGCGCATTTATGGACCTGCTTGAGCGCTACAACCGCCTCCTCCACACCTCCGAGAGCGGCACCATCACCATGCTGAACCGTGTCCTCGACGCGAGCTTCAATCGCCTGGTCCGTCGCGCTCGGGTGCACATGCAGGCGGGCTACAGCGACCCGACTCAGCGCAACTTGGCGCTGCTGCAGGAGTTCCGGATGCTGGTCCCGTCGTTCAACCCCAACGCTGCGGACGGCTACGACCGCATCCTGCGCAACCTCGTGGGCACCGCCGGGCGTTTTGGCATCACCGTCGCCGATGAGCTCACCGGTCAGGTGAAGACCGGCCCACGCGTCGATGTCTCCATCCCCCTGGAAGCGACGATCACCGCCGCCGGCCAGGCCAAGGGCTACCTACGTCGCCACGGCGAGAAGTTCGCCGAGACCGCAGCCGAAACCGTCGCCCAAGGCATCGCCGAAGGCCGCCCCACCGACGCCATGGTGCAGGACATGCGCTCTCGGCTCGGCGTGGTGAAGTCCCGCGCCGAAGCAATTGTCCGCACCGAATCGTTGCGCGCCTACAACGACGCATCGAACACGTACTACGCCGCGCAGGGCATCGAGCTGGTGATGTACTACGCCACCGCCGACGACCGCCTCTGCCCGTTTTGCGCCCCGAGAGCGGCCCAGATCTACCGCCGCGCCGAGCTCCAGGCACCACTCCACCCGCGCTGCCGGTGCTACCTCGCCCCGTGGGACGCCGACGTGGCCTCGATGGACCCGGACTACGCGGCTATGCAGAAACTGCATAAAGCTGACGTGGCCAAGGCTTTCGCCACCGCAGGCACCGAGCCTGTTTCTCTCAACAAGGCCGCGGTATTCGAGCAACTTGCACCCACACCGCTGTCCTAGACAGAAACTGGTTCTTACACTGGCCTATCACATCCTGGGCGGCGTCGCCCTACTGCTATGGCCGTCGCCACCAAAAAGCGCCCACCGATGGAGATGGAGCCCGGCGAGGGCAAAGCCCACGAAAGCGCCGAATCCGCCGCTGAAGAGACCCGCGAAGGCGCCGCGCCTGACGACGCGCCGAAGGGCAAGACCAACCGCAAGCGCAGCGCCAAGAACGCCAAGTCCACCAAGGCCCCGATGGACAGCGACTGCGGCTGTGGTGCGACGAAAGGCGAAAAGTGCTCCTGCGACGGCGGTTGTGGCAGCGGCTACGCCAAGAAGATGGACCGCAACGACGCCCTAACCCCTCAGGAGTACCTCGCCGCCTGCGAACTCGGCATCCAAGGCCGCAGCCGTTCCTACATCCGAGCCCGTCTCGACGCTGCCGAGCGCCTGGACCTCAAGTGCGGCAAAGGCAGCATCTCCGAGGGCGA